ATCCATTCGATGAGGTCGCGCGGCGGCCGAGCGGCGCGCGTCGCCGCGGCGTTCTTGCCGCGCTCAGGCCCGTCGTGCCGGTTGTGGTGCAGTTGGCACCAGAACGCGAGATTTTCCGGCCGATGATCGTCAAGGCCCCAATCGCGATGCGCGACCGTACAGACGACGCGAATGACCTTGAACTCCATATCGATGAGGCATCCGCCCTTGTCGACGATGATCGGCACCAGGTCGCCAGGCGCGAAGCCAGCGAGATCGAGGAACGAATCATCGGGCAGGCGCAGGCCTATCGCCCCGTGCCGCACGCCGCATTCCTCGCAGCACCATCCGGCGCGGTTTCCGATCGCCTCACGAATAGCCATCCATTCCGGCGAGCGGATCGACCCGCCCGGATATCTTGCGGCGTTTTCCGGTTTTATTGGCATCGTCGCCCTGCATTGGTTGACCCCAAATCGCTAACATGCAATTATCTTTATTGCAATGTCACGAGTTGCGACCCAGCGAGGCACTTCACCATGACAATCGACTATGCGCTCTATAGAGCGGAACTGACTACGCCGTCGACCGAGGAACAGCGCCACAATCGGCCGACGTCGCCGCTGCAGTGCAATGGCTATTGGCGCATCAACGCCGCCAAGACGAAAACCGACTGGCCCGTGTTGATCTGGACGTCGCCCGACGCGCCCGACAACGGCACGGCCGTTCGCATCGGCGGCATGGAATTCAACGCCAAGGCCGACCCCGAGCGCTGGCAGTCTTTCGTCACCGGATCGTGGATGCATTGCACCGCCGTCAGCCGCGACGAATATTCGAACGCGATCAATACCGGCTTTTGGGCCGACGGCCGCCCGGCCCGCAATATGACCCAGGCGGAAAAACTCGGCATCGACACCGAAGTACGCGGCGACGGCACCAATTCGCCGAACAAGGCCGAAATCCTCGCCGAGCAAATCGCCTCGCTCACCGCCAAGTTGAAGGCCGCCAAAGAGCCGACGACGCAAGATGAGGCCGACGGCCTGCAGACGTTGCTCGACAAGATGGGCATCCTCTTGAAAGAGGCCGAGGCCGAGCGCGTCGCTGAGAAAGAGCCGCACCTGCAGGCCGGCCGTGAAGTCGATGCGCGATGGAAGGCGATCGCCGAGCCCGGCACCGAGGCGCGCTTTGCTGCGGACAATCGCAAGAAATCTTATCTCAAAAAGGAAATGCAGCGCCGCCAGGCCGAGGCCGAGGCCAAGGCGAAAGAGGAAGCCGAGCGCCGCGCCGCCGAGCAGGAGAAACGCAATCGCGAGCTCGCCGCCCAGGCCGAGAGCATGGGCATGCCGGTTGAAGATCTGACCGACCCCGTCGTGCCGGAACCCGTTGCGCCGGCGCCGGTGGAAATGCCGAAAGCCTCGAGCGCCGTCGGCCGCTCGAGCGGACTCAAGAAAGTGAAGCGCGGCCGGATCACTGACCTGCAATTGCTGATCGACTTTTTCTTTCCGGCCGACGGCAACCCTGACCCCGAAGCACTGGCCTACCTGCAGGGCCGCGTCGATAAGGCCACCCGCGCCAAGATCACGCTGCCCGGCGTCACCGTCACGGAGGACTATGAATAATGGAAAATCAAACCGAACCCGGCCAGAAGGCCCAGCCCGTCGCCCTCCACATGGGCGGCGCCGTCATGGCCGTCGTGCCGCAGTCATTTGAGGAACTGCAGCGCGTCGCTAACACCATTATCGCTGGCGGCCTTGCGCCCGCCGGCCTAATCCGTCGCCTGAAAGAGAGCCCGACGCCCGAAGATATCAAACTCTGGCGCGAGCAGAACCTTGCCGCAGTGAGTGGCGTGCTCATGGCCGGCGCCGAGCTTGGCCTGCCCCCGATGGCAGCGCTGCGCATGATGACCTCGATCAATGGCCGGCCCGTGCTCTATGGCGACGGCAACGTGGCGATCGTGCGCCGGCGCCGCGGCGATGACGGCAAGCCGATTCTTGAGTCGCTGCGCACCGGCTTTACCGAAGCGCGCGACTGGAAATGCCCGTGCTGCGACAAGGTCGCGCAGAAGCCCGGGCAGATTCTCATGCACATGGCCGCGGCGCACCCCGCCATCACTATCCCAAACCTGCCAGTGTCCGACTTCCTCGAGCAGACGGAACCGACCGATGCATCGTTTGCGTGGGTAGAAGCGACGCGCGGCGACAGCGGCGAGTCTTACCGCGAGGAATTCAGCATCGCCGACGCCAAGCGCGCCGCCCTTTGGGATGACGCCGAAACTGTCACCAAGGAGGTTTGGGAATACGACGAAGCCGCCGGCAAGCGTAAACCGAAAATGAAGCCGGTCCGCAACGATAGCCCGTGGCACCGCTACCCGCGCCGCATGATGATGTGGCGCGCGACCGGATATTGTCTGCGCTGGCTATGCGCCGACATTCTCGGAGGCATCATCGACGAACAGGAAGCCCGTTCGATCGGCAACATCGTCGACATCACGCCCGACACCGCGCCGACGCCGACGGCCACGTTCACGCGCACGATCGACGCCCTGCCAGAATTCCCGGTGACGGACATCGACCAATCCGCGCCGGACCAAGATCCGGCGACCGACGGACTTCCGAATTTCGACCGGCCGGAAGGTGCGAAAAATGAAGTGCCGCCGCCGGCGGCCGAGCCCGAACCGCTGGACGCCCTCGCCATCGTCGAATTCCTCGACAAGCTGCGCGACACATTGAAGGCCGCCAGGTCGGAGGCAGAGGTAGAGGAAGCCTTCGACGCGGCCGACGTGCAAACGGTTCTTGCACACGACGAGCTCGCTATCGAGGAAGCATTTGCGACCAAGAAATCGCGGCTGGCAGAAATCGCTCGAGGGTGAAATGGCCAAGACGATTTCGGTTGTCCGCCGCGCCTACCAACTCGCAACGGGGGCGACAGTTGTCGCCCTCGCTGCAGCCGATCCATATTCGGAGGAATTGATCGGCGAGCTTTTCGACGGCGAGGTATATACCGCCGAGCTCAAACAGAACCGACGCCGCGGCGAGCTCAATCTGTATTGGGCCGGTATTGGCCTATTAGTGAAAAACTATTCAGGCCCCTCGCCGGCGATCATCAATATCGGCAAGCGCGCCGTCGACGCCTCGAGGATGTGGCCGACGTCCGACTATTACCACGAAATGATGATGGAGGCGACCGGCCACGTCACGCGCCTTTGGCGCCTCGATGGAACCTTTCGCGTCAACGTCGACTCCATCGCGCTCAAGAACATGGATCAGGCGGATTTTTCCGCCTACTTCGAACACGCCAAGGCGATCACTTTCGGCCTGTTTGGCTATGACCCGTGGGAAACGTGGAAAGAAGAATCGAACCGCCGCCGCGTTGCAAAATTCAGGAGAACAGAATCATGACCCCCGATGAACTGAGACAAGCAGGGGTGAGGGTGCTGAATAAGCGCTCAAGCCAACGCCCTCGCCCGCCGTCGCCGGTTACTCAGGATGAATGGGACGGCGCTCTAGCTCCGTTTCCTAAAAAAACGCGATGGATGGCGGCTAACCTCGCTGCGCACAACTATGATGTTGTTGTCGTTGGCGACCGGCTCCTGATCGCTGCCGCCTCTGGCGGCGCGTGGTTCGATCACAATGGTCAGCAGACAGACCTTACAGCAGCCGAACGCGACGCGCTTTATCCGAAGGTTCCTAAGCCCGACTATGCCGACCACTCACCGGGCAACCTAGCTTTCATCAAGGAATACGAGAACGCATCCCCCATGGGTGACGGGAGTCGGCGCATTGCCGACATTCGCCTCTTTCCCCTTGGAGCCCATCAATGACTGACAGCGCCGAACCCAAGGTTGAGTTCCAGCACTCCGATTGGCGGCCGACGCGCGATGCGCTCACATTGGTTTATCGAGCAATGGGCGAGCCGGTGCCGTTGGACATTCCCCGCCGCGATTGGGAATTGGCTAGCGGGCTGCGTAGCGTCTTCATCGATCAGCACACCTACACCTGCGCCGAGTGCCGAAAGCCCATTCCATACCGCACGGAAATCACCTGTCTTGATTGCAACGCGCCGCTCCACAAGGAATGCGCGCCTCGCCACTTTTGGCCGAAAGGACGCCCGAAAAATGCCTGAGCCAATGACTGACCTCGACCTCGCAAGACTGAAGGCGCTGGCGGACAGCGCAACGCCAGGGCCGTGGCGGTCGGTATTCCCGCGAATTCGGGCGGGGAACGCAGGCGGGCTCGATAAGCGCGTTGAGACCGTCAATGGCGTCTATGACCACCATCAGGGCCGGTGCCTCCACGACTATCCCGACCGACCAACATTACGCCAACGCGCTGACTATACCCATCGACACAACCTGAAAACTGGTCGGCACGGTTGGCTTCGCCTCACACCCGCCTACTCGGTAAAGGTTGTAGAGGAGCTGATGGAACAAGTCGCAGAGCCTCTGCGAATCCTCGATCCATTTTCAGGTACCGCTACCACCGCTCTGAGCGCCGCATATCACGGTCACGAGGGGGTGACGACCGACATAAACCCGTTCTTGGTTTGGTTAGGGAAGGCAAAGACTGACAGCTACTCAGCGGTTACAATTAGCGAGACGCGTGACGCGTGCAGCCGTGCACTGGACTTGATCCGAAGGGGGAAGGTGGAAGCCGCTCCACCTCCGCCACTCCACAATATCGAGCGTTGGTGGTCTGCCGCCTCACTAAAGTTTCTTTGTGAACTTCGGGCGGCAATCGATGAAGTGACCCCCGTGGGAAGCAAGGCGCGAACGCTCTTATCGGTCGCCTTTTGCAGGACACTTATTTCGACATCAAACGCAGCCTTCAATCACCAGTCGATGTCATTCAAAGAGGCTGACCAGACGGCTCTCGATCTCGAGCACGATTTTGGACCAACCTTTGCCGCTGATGTGCTTTTCGTTCTTTCGGGTGCTGCCGATAATCCAGAGGGAACGGCTAGTGTCATTCTGGGCGATGCCCGCGACATTGCCAACGCCGTCAGCGGTAAAGTGGACCGAGTTATAACGTCGCCGCCCTACGCTAACCGAATGTCGTACATCCGAGAGCTTCGTCCATATATGTACTGGCTCGGCTTCCTCATGACCGGAAAGCAAGCTGGCGAACTGGATTGGTCGGCCATTGGCGGTACATGGGGTATTGCGACCAGTCGCCTAACAGAGTGGCAGCCGAGCGAGGGCTACTTTCATAGCTCGGTGCTAGAAAGCGCCGTCCAAGGCATCAGCTCGGCTGACAGCAAGAACGGGCGTCTGCTGTCAAACTATGTCGCAAAATATTTCGATGACATGTGGTCGCACTTTCAAAATCTGACCCCACGACTCTCTAGCGGCGCGGAGCTTCATTACATAGTTGGCAATTCAACATTCTACGGCATTCTCCTGCCCGTAGAGGAAATTTACGCAGAGATGCTTGCCGCATTGGGATTTGCCGATATTGAGTGTCGCGCAATTCGAAAACGCAACTCTAAGAAAGAACTGATAGAGTTTGACGTTACAGCGCGATGGCGCTGAGGAGCAGACCGTAGGCGTGCAAAAACGTCGGGATAGAGGGCAACGCTATTAGGGGGCGTCGATGTGTCGGCCACACTCAACGCTCTCTATCTGGGTCGATGAAGGCAATAGATTGCGGGATTTTCTGTGAGGAGGCGTCATGAGCGATATTGTGGAGAGGCTGAACGCGGCGGGCACTGCGCTGACACAGGATCGCCCCTATGCATCGGCGGCTTGCCTTGAGGCCGCCGCCACCATCACCGCCCTACGGGAGGAGGTGGAGAGGCTGACCGCTCGGTGCTCCGAACTAAGGGGAATTATATACTTGACTCCCGAAACGGGCTAGGGTAGTTATCTTCTCATGCAGAGGGCAATTCCGCCCAATCCGATAGGAGGCTGCTATGCTGGTTAAGTTTTCCACCCTCGCCAACGGAGTGTTCATCGAAGTGACCGGGGCCGACGAACGCCGGCCCTCGGATCGCTGCTTTCGCTTCGACGCGAACGGCAACGCGGAATATGCGTTGTTCGCTGACCTCACCGGCAGCAACCCTGCCCCGCGCTGGTTCGGCCACCAGTTCCGCGAACGTGACTTCACTTTCGCCTGATCGGGAGAGGCGCAATGACCCCTCATCCACACCCATTGGAAGGTAAATACGAGCCTGAGAGCCGTGATGTGCAAACGCCTCTTGAAGCGGCTGCTATGTCGATCGCGATTAGCCTCAAGCGGATCGCGGACCATCTGAACGAACGCGTAGGTCCAAAAGACCCAACCTACCACGGGCTTTCGCTCGACGAACTGGCACGCGGTGAAAGCTATCATCCGGGAGACGACGCATGATCGTTGATGTTGAGTGTGAACGGTGCCGTGGCGAAGGCTGGCTACTGACGCGCGAGCCGCGCCTTGGGTCGGGTCTTTACGAAACCACGTGCCCAAAATGCGAGGGCCACGGTGCTTACGCCACTGACGCGGAAGATGAGTTGGAAGATTGGATGCGCGATGAGTAAATCCACCATCAGCACCTTCGAGTTGTTCCAGATGTTCCCCGATCAGGAGAGCGCCCGCGCCTACTTCGAGGCGAAGCGCTGGCCGAACGGGGCCACCTGCCCGGCGTGTGGCGAAGCCGAGCGTATCGGCACCCGCAAGGGCGGCTTCTACCGCTGCAACGCCTGCCTGCTCGATTTCACCATCCGAACCGGAACCATCTTCGAGCGGTCCAAGGTGCCGCTGCACAAATGGCTCTACGCGATGTATCTGCTCGTCACGGCCCGCAAAGGCATCAGCAGCGTCCAGCTTCATGCGCAGATCGGCGTCACGCAAAAGACCGCATGGTTCATGCTTCAACGGCTGCGCGAGGCTTGCGGTAACGATCCTACCGAACTGGCGGGGATTGTCGAAATCGACGAAGCCTACATCGGCGGAAAGGAGGCCGCTAAGCACGAGAGCAAGCGGCTGAACCTTGGTCGTGGTGGCATCGGCAAGACTGCCGTTATAGCAGGACGCGAGCGCGAGAGCGGGCGCGTCAAGGCCGAGGTCCGGGCCAGCGTCACCGGACGCAACGCGGTCGGCTTCACCCACCGCCACGTTCAGGTCGGCTCGACGGTCCACACCGACGAAAGCGGCATCTACAGTCGCGTCGGCGGGTTGCTCTACCGGCACGAAACCATCAATCACGGCGCTGGCGAATACGTGCGCGGCGATGTGACCACGAACGGCATCGAGAGCGTGTTCGCGCTGCTCAAGCGCGGACTGCACGGGGTCTATCACCACGCTTCGCCGAAGCACCTGCACCGCTACGTCGGGGAGTTCGCTTTCCGGCTTGGCGACGGCGACGTGAAGAACCACACGCTGCACCGGCTCGACCGCATGTTCGCCGCCGCGATCGGCCAGAGGCTCCCTTACAAGGAACTGATCGCATGAGTGACGCAATCCGAGCCATTCTCGACGCCGTAACCGATCGCGTGTTCGCCTACCGCCCGAAGGACAAGGGCGAGTGGGCGAAGCGAACCGAGCGCAAGGTGAAGCGCCAGCGCAAGAACGCCGAGAAGGCGGATGACTAATGCGCTCGGGAGTCATCTATATAATTCCCATTGCATGGGGCATCGACCCCACAGCGTGCGTCTCGCCTCGTCGAAATTAACAAAGACGCTCTCGATAGCATCGCCGCATGGGCGGCTGGGCGGAAAGAGGGAGAAATCCAGTGGCTCGCGCGAAAGGTGAAAAGCATCCTATCATAGGACAACTCCTGCCGATGGTCCCTGGACACGGCAGGCAATCGATCAAGACAGGGAATGTGCGGAGAGGGATAATCAACAAAATGAGGATAATCTACTGATGAAGACAGTTTTTGCGGCGCTTCTGGCCACTACGATGATGACCGGGGCGGCGTTTGCGACCAGCGGCGGTAGCGACAACTCCGCCGTTGCTTACGGTGGAAACGGCGGCACTGGCGTCGGCAAGGGCGGCGACGCGCGCTCGTCCGCAGCCGCTTACTCTGGCGCTTCGGCCGGGGCTGCCGCGATCCAGGGCCAGAACCAGTCGCTGCGCAGCAGCATGAGCACAAAGCAACTCAACGAGCAGTCGTTGTCGTCAGCCAACGAATCCTCGTCCGACAACAGCGGCGGCAACTCGTCCAACGACAACAGCAGCCACGTGTCCCCGGGTAGTGTCATCAGCTACACCTATGTCCCGGAGCCTCTCCCACAGGGATCCTTGTCGAACGATGCCGCAATCACTAGCCGGCAGTTCCACTTCGTCGATCCATTGTTCGGCATGGGTTGGCAAAGCGTCGTCACCTTGCCCGACGGCGCCAAGAAATGGGTCGCGTTGTCGGCCGTCGCCCTCGGCGCGAACCCGGACGGCACCGTCAGCGGTGGCGGCACGGTGAACATGGTGGCCGCTCGCGCCGTGATCTGCAGCGAGAAGCCTGAGCTAGGCGAGCAGCTCGCTGCCGCCACGACCGCCTTTACGCCCTGCGAGTAAATAATCAGGCCACGCGACACCTTGCGGTGAGGCCTTGCAGAGCAGCCGGCCTGAAGTGGTGTGACAAGCCGGGAGAGACCGGCAGCTTATATAGGATGGGTTGATGACGAGAGTAGATCAAGAGCTGAACGATAAGTGTGCCAAGAAGCCGTCTGCCGGTGACTATTGGCACGAGATGTTAATGCCTGTTTGTATTGTGTTAGATGCAGATGATTATTTCGTCACGTTTGTAAAGTTCAAGTATTTCGATGACGTTTACATCGTTGATGAAAGCAGCATAGAGACAGTCACAATAGGAAAGTTCAGAAAATGGCTTAGCTATTCATCTGCCAAAGGGTACTGGGCAGACGTTGTCCATGGTAAATACCACGAATGGGCAAAAAGGATGATGGCTAATCGTCTCCCCAGTCACAACCAATCTCGCCCGTTGTGGGGGTGATGGAGGCACATGAGTTAATCCGCTATCTAACCATCGCTATCGCGGCTGTTGCCGTTGTTGTTTGTATCGTCGATCGGGATGACTTCACTGTTTGGACGATCGACAAGAAAAAGGATGATGACAAATGACCTTCATGCTTATTGTTCTTGGCTATTCGTTATCTATTCTAGGGCTTGGTATCTTGATTGGTAGCGCCATCGATGCTTGCGGAAAATCGCCAGAAGACGAGGGGAATTAACATGATCACCACGCATTTTGCGCCAGCGCTTTTGGCAGCGACGATCCTGGCCGCGTCGGCTATGGCTGCTGGGCGTAAGGAGTGACGCGCGTCACCTTCATTGCCGCAATTGTCTGATTGGAAGGAGAAAACATGGCTTTTCGAATTAAGTATTGCGGGATGTCGGATGAAGAGCGCAATAGGCTTATCATGTACCATGGCGGCAGCATTGTCGCAGTGTCCAATGATCCAAGTCGCAGGCCAATAGGGACAACACCAGATGGTCGACCATTTACATCGTGGGAACTGAATGGGTCAGCATGCGTAACTGGCGCTGCCCCTAGGTATCGTATTGGGATGTATCAGCTCGACACGCTCGAATGGGGCGAGCCGTATCCAGAGGACGCACGATGAATGACGTTGGCCGGTACGTTGACGACGATGGCGAAAGCTGGGATGAGCCATGGCCAGAGTGCCCTACATGTAAGGGGAGAGGTACCGTCAACCCGCTCACGGCACCGGAGGACTTTTTTTGTGTGAGCACAACAGATTGTCCTATGTGCGATGGTTCTGGCTACTGTCCATAGCATTTGGCGACAATCGAAGGGGATCAAATGAGAACGATAATTGAAGACACAACCTATGTATTAGGGTCTGCTACTGACCACGCGCTAGATCTTTCGAGCCGGCGCGATCGTATCCCGCCAGAATGGAGGAAGATGACCGATGAAGCCATTGCCGAAGGTCGGGTAAAGTATCTCCCAATTTCACCGCCCGAGGTTGTCGTGACAGGCGCGTGGAAAAAGCCGAAAAACAAGGCGCGCCAATCAATCTCGACCATGTGCGGCAATAGTATGCGGTTCCAGAGACTGCGGAAGCGGAAGGAAGCCGATCGTGGACACGATTGACCCCTGCCCGGATTATATCGCCACCTATGCACTGGCGATCGAGATGGCGAGAGATGGTGACGAGCGCGTGCGCGCATTCTTCCGCGGCGATATGACGCCAGGATACAATGGAAGTCAGTATTGTGTCGAGGTCACCGCGGCTGTTGATGCGGAGACGAATGATCTGACAAATGCGGGTGATTAGTGGCGACTGTGCATATCAGCGATGGTGTGTTTCGCACCGCGCTGACCCGGCTGCGACGGTTCTTGCTGACCGGCACTATAGCCGTCAGAAAATCGGATCATCACAATTTGTGCCGCCAGGCAGTTGCGCCGTTTTTCTCACCGATTGTGGCCGCGCATTTTGGGTGACGAGTTATCCACGGGCCGAATGGACAAAGCATGCATGGGCCGGAGCTTGGATTTGTTCTGCTTTTCGATCAGAAGGGGCAGGCACCGCATCTGAATTGATACGACAGGCAGTAGCAGCCACACGTGCCCATTATGGCGATCCACCACAGATCGGGATGGTGACATTCATCGACCGATCTAAAGTTAGGCCGATAATGCGTCGTGGCGCGCCGATGTGGGGATACAGTTACCGTCGGGCTGGATTTATCGAGGCAGGAGAAACAAAGGGAGGGTTGCTCACTCTCCAGTTACTTCCCGATGCCATGCCCGGACCGCGGGCTGCCAATCAACGGACTATGCACGGCACACCGCTTTCCACAATGCAGGATCTCGATGATGCCCACGCCCCCGACCGAGCAAGAAATTCAGGATCTCGAGGAGCGCAAGCGGGTGGCGAGGAAGAAGCTGATAGATGATGTGCGGGATGAGTTCTGGCGTAGCGGGAAACGAGACAAGGATAGGATACGTTTCATTGTCATCGACGGCAGCAAGCATCAATGACAAATGTCGTGGACTTCATCCCACCGACAAGGCGCATTCCGCACTCAATAGAAGCAGAAATGGCGTTCCTTGGCGCCGTTATCGTCGATAATAGAGCCTACGACAGACCATCTATCTACCTGCGACCTGAGCATTTCGCTCTTGCAGCTCACCGCATTATTTATTCCGCATACCAAGCAATAGCATCCGACGGCAGGCCGATCACCCCGGAAGCCGTTGTTGCACGACTGCAGAACAACGATGAACTAGCCCCAGTGGGGGGAACTGTATATATCCATCGGCTGGTTGAATCTGGCGTTACGGTCGGCAATGGATGGGAGTACGGCCGACTTATCCATGATCTATTCTTGCGGCGTGAACTGATCGACCTCGGCGAGAACATCGTCAATAAGGCGTATTCCGAGGATGACGGCGAGAAGCAGGTCGCAGCGGCAGAGAATGTGCTGTCTCTCCTGCCGACAGTGGCGCCCCAGCCTAAGCGGCGGCAACGGCGATCACAAATTGACGCGGCTGATATGTCCGTCGCTCTCACGCAGATGATCCCGCCGCGCAAGTGGTTACTCGGCACGATGCTATGCCAGGGGTACGTCACAATGATCGTCGCATCCGGCGGCGCCGGAAAGACGTCGCTGGCGATCCTGATGGCAATCGCGTGCGCATCAGGCCAGCCAATCGCCGGAGAATATGTGCATCGGCGATCGCGTGTGCTTGTTCTCTCCCTCGAGGATGACACGCACGAGCTTTATCGTCGCGTCCGAGCATGCGCGATGCACCACGGGATCACCGAATCCGACCTGAGCGGGCGGCTCTATGGTGACAGCCTGGCAGGCCTCGATTGCCGGCTGATCACTGTGGACGAGCAGCAGCAACGCGCCGAAACAGCTCTCGTCCGATCGATCATGGACACCATCCATTGGCACCAGATCGACGTCGTTATTATTGACCCGCTGGTCAAAGCGAGCGGGAGCGACGAGAACGACAATCGGGCGGCCGACTGGCTCGCCCAGGTCCTCGTCAAGATCGCCAGTCAGTCAGATGTGGCCATCCTGGCAGTCCACCACACCCGCAAGGGCGCCAACGAACCGGGCGATATCGACGTTGCCCGTGGCGCCGGATCGCTCAAGGATGCCGTGCGCATCGGGTTGACCGTCACCAAGATGAGCGAGGACGAGGCGCGGATGTATGCCATTGATGAGGCAGATAGAAAGAGCTATGTCCGCGTTGACGATGCCAAGGTTAACCTTACGCCGTCCAGCGAGGCGCATTGGTATCACCTCAGTTCGGTCGCCATCGGCAATGCTACGACCGAATACCCGAACGGCGACAACGTGCAGGCAGCTGAGCCTTGGTCGCCTCCGGATATTTGGGCTGGCGTCTCGAAGACAACGGCGAATGCCGTGCTCGACGATATCGCGGCAGGTACGTCCGATGGTGACCTCTACGGCACCGGACAAGGCGGCGCAGGAAATGCAGACCGAGCGGCATGGAAGGTGGTCGAACGGCATTTTGCAGACAAGTCACCTGGGCAGTGCAAGGCCATCATTAACGCCTGGGTACGCTCCGGCGTGCTGACCATCGTCGATTACCAGTCACCATCGCAGCGCAAAACCCGCAAGGGATATGCGGTAGCCGACGACAAAAGACCGTCTTGATATAAGCGCACAAACGTTGCGTATTAACTCTCATGACGCGGTTGTCATGGGAGTTTTTGGCCATGCCCACCCCAACAACAGATACCGACTGCTGCTGCGAGCTTCTTGAGGCTGCAGAGCGATCCGGCCGCGGGGTGTGGGTGTGGACCGATCGGAAAGGCGTTGTCCATTCTGGTCTGGAAATCCGAGGCAAGAAATGCACGGTCATCATGCTAGTGACCGAGGAAGTTGATGATTGGAGGATATGATGTACTACGCACAAATAAATGACACCTACACGCGTCCGCGTGCATTTGCGAAAGTGGGAATTGTGTACGGCGATGAAGTTTTAGGTACTGTGTTCTGCGGGGCTTTTCCAATGGATGCGATTCTGGATCTTTTTATTGATCATGTTGGAATGCTTTTAACCGGCTGCATCGACGTTGATTGATCCTTCCGGCTGCCTGCTTCCGGGTAGGCAACAGTGAGTATCAACTATTGGAGGCTGTGATGATCTACCAAATCTATGGTGATGGTTCTGGCTATTTGCGGGGCGACGACTTTGCGGACGATCTAGCGTCAGACCCCAAAACGCTCACGCTGTGGACGCGTCACTGCCGGGCGACGACTTGGTTCGCACGGTCGCTGTATAGCGATCGGCAGGTTACGGACGAACAGATCGAAGCGATGATTGAGCGGGCTTGGGGCGGTGTAGAGACTGTCACCCATAGCCCTGAGGCAGAGTGTGTCAATCGAGCAATTGAGTTGCTTGAGATCGCCATTAGCCACCAGGGCGGCAAGCCGCGTACCGTACCGTGCGGAACGGTACTGAGAAAGAGCAACACACATTCTGTGGCGATCTGTGAGGAGTAATAGGATGAAGACGATCTTTGTTTCGCGCCATCCTGGTGCGGCCGGCTGGGCGGCTGCCCATGGGTTTGCCGACGTGGAGGTGGTTACGCACTTTGTCCCTTCTGGCGAGGCGGTGCGCGTGATCGGCACGCTACCGGTGCAATTGGCAGCCGCGGTCTTCGAGGCTGGCGGGGAGTACCACCACCTTACGCTCACAGTGCCTGCCGAGATGCGCGGCACTGAGTTGAGCGCGGCGCAGATGGATCAATGCGGCGCCTGTGTCGAGCGATTCTATGTTGTGTCAGAAGGGACTTGGCACAGGGAGATGGTGAGGTCGTTCTTGGACGCTATTGACCAATGGTGAGGTGATGCTGATGCACGTCGCAATGTGGGCTCTGGTGGTGATCGGGTATCTGGTCATCGCCATCCCGACGATCTCCAGCGTAGTCAGGAGGATAAGCGGTGATAGAGCACTGTGAATGGGACCCAGAAAACAACGAGCCAGCGCGATTTGACGATGGCGTCGATACCGGGTGCAAGAACGAAGCAACGGTCTCAGTTGGTGCCGCAGGGCAGTGGCATCTGTGTGCGACGTGCGCCGCACTGCCACGGTTCAATGCGTTCCGGGCGCGCCGACCCATCAAAAAGCGGCAAGAATGACCGACGACGACGCCATTTTGAGGCTTGAGCGTACGGTCGATGGAGAGTGCACGAGCGGAACTCGCCAAGGTTGAGTTTCTTAGTTAGCATCAAGTAACCGGAGCAAAGTCAAATGAAAAGCGAAGATATTTTCACATGCCGTGACATCGTCTTGTTGCTTTCCGAAAGGGTTGTCGACGTTGACGATTACGACGATGGAGTAGAAAGGATAATGTGCATTTTGTCACGAACACTTGCCGCGCTGCTAGTTAATATGGCCGGAACATACGACATCGCGAAGGCGGCGCAGATATTTAACAAAAACCTTTGTCGCCATATGTCTGTAAATGCGAATATCAATTAATCGTTTAGAATCAACGTTGCGCCACTTTGCGCCACTTGTATTCTGAACCATTAGCACAACCGGATAGGGTTTATTTTCAACAAGTTAAAGATGGCACGGTTATTGCTTTGTTGGCGGAATAAATAAGCATATAAAACCGCAACAAAGTAAACGTGCCTATTTGGCTTGGTTGTAAAGATGAAAATCTAACGGTTGTATCAGTTGAGCGTCGCCGTTTTTGGAGAGAAAAAATCATGATTACCTTGGGATGGCCAAAGTTGTACGGTGTAGAGTTGCGGGTAGCAATGATAAGACTTGGCATAAGCCGAGAGCAATTTGCCGTTATCACCGGAAAGAATGTGGCAACAATAAGTCAGTGGACGTCCGGAAAAAAGGCTGTGCCCGCAATAGTGGATGTCTTGCTCGATCTCATGGCAGCATGCCCGGAGCGCACGGCGGCATTGGTGGAGATGGCAGACCAAGCGATCGCGGAAGCCAAAATTGCCCGAAAAAATGCCAAAAATGAGAAAGAATGTGCTGTTTACGAGGAAAGTAATCCTTCTTAGACGGCAGATTTTCGGCATAGGGTCAGCGCTTTATGTTTAACGGCAAGAAACGTGCCAAGATTTTTGACGGAAGCGCCGAAAACAGTCCAAAATAGGGGGCAAACTATAAGCCCGGGGGTCAGTGCGCCATTCAAAAATCAGCCCCCTACGGGGGGAGGGAATGGCGCAAACCCCGTTTTTCGAGAGCAAAATGGTCTGGCGGAGAGGCGGAAAAAAATAAATTTTTGACCGTTCCGTAGGCTCCCTAGGCGGCGGGGGCGCCACCGCCCGGCGTAGCCGGTGCGGAGAGCGCTCCCCAAGCTGCCGCTTCCAGGTTGCCGAAGGAAATTTTCGGGACAAGGGGGAAAGTCATAGCGGGGAAATGGCCTAGGAGGCGAAAATTAGCCCCGTGGAGAGGAAAACGGCATATGATGGTACAATCTACCGCTCAGCACATAAATCTCATCAGGAGGGCTTAGAAATTGGTCACAAGCGCGGAAGCCGAAACTGAGGTTGAGGATGAGATTTTCGCCCTCCTGAAGCGCGAAGGATGCTCATGGGAGGCCGTTAATCGCATCATTCCTGACGTCGCATGGAAAATGGCAAATGCCCTCTGTAGCGCCCGAGAAAGCGACAAAAAACGGGCAATATGGTGGACGAAACAATTCCTACAAGACTGCGCCGATCCGTATGGGATTATCCCGCCATGTGCTAAGTTTTCGTTGCAGGCAATCAGGCTGGCAAAAGGAGCAGGGTGGTAATGCAAGTGACGCTCGTCGAACTCGTGAGGATTGCCTACGAGAGCCGCCTCGCCGACGCTACGGAGCGATCGGCTGACGCTATCCGCAAGGCCATAGCCATCGGTGATGAAGAGACGGCGCGAGCTCTCACTGCCATTGTCCTGGCATACGCTGGTCGCCACCTACAGCGGACCGAGGGGCCAACGCCGGAGACCATCCGACAATCCCGCAGGCCTGGTCGCGGCTCCGCGATCAAGGCGCTGCTCAGCCGCGGTACGATCACGTCCGACGAGGCCATCGCTGCCGGCCGTATCGCTGCCATCGTCGAGGCAATCACGCGGTGCGTCTCAATCAGGCCGCGGTCATACGATGGTGGTGGCGGAGGTATCGTCTCGGCGACCGGTCATTACCTGTGGCTGCCTGATCGCCTCGAGGAGGAGTACCGGCTGCGCTATCTGCCGTGGGCGGCCTGGATGCAGGCGCCGGAATCGAGAATGATAGATGGGGGACGACCATCCCTGCCAGTCGTCCTCGATGTGTGTGCGTACGGAGAGTCGATCAACACAGTGTCCGCGCGTTTGCGGATCAGAAAGGGGACGGTGACGGCGCTGCTGGTGGGAGGGCTTGAGCGGTACGCCAGGATGATGTGAGATACGCTGGTCGCTCTTGAGGAGCCGGAGGCCTAACATAGGAATTTTGGTAAATATGGCCGGAAAAGCATGGTAGTATCATAGTGATGGGGGCGAGAATCTCTACCAGCGGGCTTTAAAACAGGACGGATATTGACTGCGGAACCAGATATAGGCATTATTTGCTATGATTCGCGCCCGGTGCGGGATGAAGTCCTCCGGGCGCTTTTTGTTGGGAGTTTCCGATGGCTGATGGAAGGGCGATCTTGGGAGCTCGTCCTCGGTCGATGGCGAATAAGGCCACATCCGACGAGCTTCTGAGGACGACTTACCCCGACACATCGCGGACGATAGACCCACCGAGGCCGACGAAGGATGACCTGGCGAAGGCGAAGCTAGTGTCAGGGCCGGCCACTACGGCTGATCGCCTGGCGTTCGCCCTTGCTTGTGGGACCCATTCTCCGATCGCTTGCTGCCGGCTGGCTGGGATAGACGTCATTAATGGATGGGATGCGGCCCGCGCCATCAAGGACTACATGGCTGTCCCTGAGTTTATGGCCAACGTCGATTGGTGGCGTCAGGCTATTTTTGTGACCACTTCGGCGACGGACAATGACAAGGTTCAGGCTGCCCAGCTAAATCGGGAATGGGTGCTCGCTCGTCTGAAGCGCATCTTTGGCGTCGCCATGTGCGACGTGCCGGCCAAGGTCGATGTGGAGGGCAAAGAGATTTACCTCCATCTCCCAGATCTGCGCTCTGGCCTCCAAGCGCTGGCTGAGATGGCTCGGGTATTGAAACTGATGGAAGAAGAGGCAGCCGACGCGCCAGACGATCTGTCGAAGGAGATAGCCATGCTCCGCAGGGCGATGCTCGAAGGCGCCGGGAAGCCGGTCAATTGATCATGCCGGTGTGATGTGGCGGTCACGTGGCCCCTGTGGACGCCTACCGACTGTGAGATAACGCCTGAGATTATGGCTGAGGCGGCCAAGATGGTGCGCCGCTGCCTCGACAGGCGCGATATCACAGGCGCCGAAGCAGCAAACAAGATTGTCCAGCGGCTGGAGTTAGCGCGGGACAAGTGGCTGGTGCGGCACGGTCCGACGCCGTTCCTCGATTTCGTCCGCCTCGTCAGGCCGGACATTTTGATTGGCCCGCACCACCGGCGCGTCGCCGACGCTTTCCGACGCATCGCAGCCGGCGAGCTTAAATGGCTGATGATCTTCATGCCGCCAGGGCACTCTAAGACGGTGCTTGCCTCGATCCTGCTCCCTGCGTGGCTCTACGGCCTCGAGCCGAGCGGGCGGGTATTATCCGCGTCGCACACCGTCGATCTGGTCGAGGACTTCGGCCGCGAGGTGCGTGATTTGCTGGCATCGCCAGCATACCAGCGGCTATTCCCGCGCACGGTGGTTCGGCGGGACGTTCGGGCAGCCGGGAAGTGGTCGACGACACGAGGCGGAAAGTATCAGGCGCTCGGCGTTGGGACCGCAGCCGCTGGTCGACGCGCCGATCTGGTTGGCGTTATTGACGATCCGATCTCGGAGCAGGACGCCTACTCGACGACCCGAAAGGAGCGGGTGCACGAATGGTATCCCGGCGGCTTCCGTACCCGCATGATGCCGGGAACGCCCGTGTGCTTGATGAATACCCGCTGGTCCGCGGATGATCTTGCCGGTGAGCTGCTGGGTAAGGCTGGTGGGGATAGGTGGGAGGTGATCTCGGTCCCTGCCATCCTCGGTGATCAGGATGCGGTCGACTTAGCTAAATGGGCAGAGCCTGGTGACCCGCCTGTTTCCGCCGGCCGTGCGCCATTCGAGGCGCTGTGGTCAACGCGGGACATGCTCGACCTGAAAAAGGACATGCCGCCGTCGGTCTGGTCCGCGCTCTACATGCAGCAGCCGATCAAGGAGGGCGGTAACATCCTGATGCGCGACTGGTGGAAGCCGTGGCCGTCGGGCGTGACGCTGCCGGAGATCACCTATCTACTGCAGGTCTGGGATACGGCATACGATGGGCCGCAGTCGGAAAATGACTACAACGCCTGCACCACATGGGGCGTCTTTGAGGATCCGTTTACGGACAAACGGAAGCGGCGGAACTCTCTTATCCTGCTGGGCAGGGTCAATGAACGGTTGTCGTTCCCCGATCTGCGAGAGAAGGCCTATGGCTACTGGCGGAAATGGAACGATTCCGACGTTGGACCGGTTAACCAAGTGCTAGTCGAGGCCAAGGCGGCCGGTCGCCCGCTGATCCAAGAGTTGCAGCGTCGCGGCGTGCCGATCATGCCATGGCATACGGAGCGTGGGAGCGACGGACGGGAGAAGTCAAAGGTCGCCCGGGCGCACGCATCATCTGTGGTGCTATGGTCTGGGGGCGTTTACTACCCGGAAAACCGAAGGTGGCCGGAGGAGGTGATCGCTCAATGCGAGTCCTTCCCAAATGGTGGGCATGACGATCTCGTCGATACCTGCGTAACGGCGTGGCTATGGCTACGGCGTAACTGGCAGGTGTTTGTGACGCACGATCAAGAGGAAGACGCTTACGACGACGAGGACGTGGTGCAGCTGGTGCGCCGCGAAGTCGAGCAAGTTCAGACGAGGCACTGAAGGAACCATGGTGGCGAACGATATCGAGGACTCTCTGTCAATGAGCCCGGCCGACCTGATGGTTGTGATCGACGGTGAGTCTGACGATGGCGCGCTGGTGGGTGGATTCCATGACGACAATATCGCCGAGACCATGGACCAGGATGAGCGGGATAAACTCGCCCGCGAGATACTGGATCTGGTCAACGAGGATTGCCGTGCCCGCCAGGAATGGGATCGCTTAGCCGCCAAGGGGCGGAAGATGATGGGCCTCGCCATCGACGATATCCAGCTAGAGCAGTCGATCACGCCTGCGCGCTCTGGCCGCGAGATGGCATATGAAGAGAGCCGCGGCGTTGACTGGAGCCGCAAGGCGACGCACCCGTTGCTTGGTGAGGCTGTCGTGCGCTTCCAGGCGCAGGCGCAGCCGGAGATCAACCCTCCCGGCGGCCCGGCGAAGGGAAAGGTCATTGGCGACTCGACCGAGGCGCTAGAAGACCAGGCAGACCGTGTTGCCACCTACATCAACTGGCTGGCCACAGACGAGTGTCCGGAATGGCAGGACCAGACTGACCGGCTGCTCTTCCTCATCCCGGTCGACGGGATGCCGTACACCAAAGTCATGGCCGGAGATGGAGATGGTGCCATTGTTCGGCGCATGCTGGTACGGAGCCACGATGTGTGGCTACCTTGGCATGCGAATAGCTTCTACGAGGCTGAACGGGTCACCCACCGGATGCGATGGAGCCCGCAGCGTATTCGCGACCTGCAGGACTCTGGTTACCTGATCGCTGACGATCTGAGTTGCCTGACGCCTGGATACGAGGAAAAGCCGGACGTCGAGAAAGAGGCAGACAAGTCTGTAGGCCTGAGCGATGGCGACACGACACTTGATGACAACCGGCCGATCGAAGTCGTCGAGGTCTACAAGGAACACGACTTCGGCGACGGCGATGGGCGCTGCCCTTACGTCTTCACGATTGCCCGCAACGACGAGAAAATGTTGGCGATCCGCCGGAACTGGGCGCCAAACGACGATGATCGCCGACGGCCGATGCACCTGCTGACGCCGTGGCCGTTTGTTCTGGGAGACCACGAAGGCCCGTACGCCTACGGCCTGCCGCACATGATCGGCTCGTTGTCGGAGACGGCGACACGGTTGCTGCGCGCTATCCTGCGGATAGCGGCAAAGCATGCCGACCCGGCCGGGTTCATCGCGACGACCGTTTCCTCAGCGAAGGGCTTCCGCAAGACGCCGCTGGAGCCTGGAGAACTGCGAGAGACTTCATCGACGATCGAGGATATCCAGAAGGGCATTTACTTTATGCCGTCTGGGGATGCTGGCGCATTCTCTCAGATATTGCAGTTTATCGTCGAGGCAGGCCAGCGCTTTGCCTCTACGGCCGATCTGCAGGTGGGCGCTGGAGACACTCGGGCTCCTGTCGGGACGACGATGGCGATGATTGAGCAGGGATCGCGGGTCTATACCTCGATCCATGCCCGGCTTCACCGCGCCCAACGGCGCGAGTTGAAGATGATCTCGACACTTATCGGCGCCTACGTTGATCCAACGGAGACCTACCCGTTCAATCTGTCCGGTGGCCCGTACCTGATTGCTCAGGACTTCGACGATCGCGTTGACGTTGAGCCGGTGTCGGACCCAAGGATATCGTCTGCGACGCAACGTGTTGCCATCGCGCAGGCCGTACATCAACTCGCCGGAGAAAGCCCGGAGATGTACGATAAGCGGCAGGTGCACATGCGAATGCTGCGCGCCCTGAACGTCGCCGATCCCGACAGCTTGCTGCTGCCGGACAACAGCGCGGTTCGGCGCGATGCGGTGTCCGAGAACATGTGCATCCTGTTCAATCGCCCGGTGCTGGCGGTCTACGATCAGAACCACGATGCGCACCTCGCCGTGCATGGTTCGTGGTTTGGCGGCTTGCAGCCGGATGCGCAGAAGGCGCTCTTGCCGGTGTTCATGGCCCACATGGGCGAACACCTTGCGTTTCAGTACCGCATCAAGATGGAGCAGGCGATTTCCGCGATCACCGGTTCGCCTGCGGGAGCGTTTCTCCCTCCGCCTCCTACCCCAGGGCCTCGCCATGCTGGTGACAATGCCGATCAGCCGGCGATCCCGCCCGAGATTGAGCGCATGATCGATGCCGCTGCTGCTGCCGCTGCACAGACCATGGCGCCTTCAGGTGGACAGCCTGGCCAACCGCGGCAGCCATCTCCGGAAGAGATGGAGGCGCAGCGAAAGGCCAAGGAGACAGACCTGAAGGAGCAACGTCTGCAGCTCGACCAAGGGAAGATCATGGCCGACATCCACATGGAGTCGGCGCGGATGCAGGCCGATGCGGCATTCAAAGGCCAACAGATCGACTTGGAGAAGCAGAAGCTGCAACTCGACCAGGGGAAGGCTATTGGCGAGATCGCCATGCGCCAGGGCGAGATGAAGGACAAGCTGGCCGAAGAGGGCCGGCAGCATGATACTGAACTCGCCGCGCGGCTTGCGATGGAGCGGGCCAAGATGGCGCAACCCCAACAGAATGGAGCGCTTAATGGCCAAGTGGAGTGACCATCTGGCGAGCTACTGTAAGTGACGACGGTTGTTTCGCAGATCCAGCAGGCGAGGCAACTGCTCGATGATCGGGGTATTGTTGGCATCCCGGCGCGTCGGCTCATCGCCGCATCGAAGGAACTAAATAAGCCGCTCGACGACACGATAGACACTATTCTGGATCTGATCATGGCTGCCGAGGGGACGACATGATAAACGCATTCAAGAGCAGGGTGGACAAAATGTTGAACGAGGCTATTTTTGATCGCTATGCTGGGCTGCGAGTGGTTGACACGATAGAGTCAATGAGAAGGCTTCAGGGCGCTCTCGATGCGTTTGGTGATGCCAAAAAAATAGTCGATGATGTTTACAAGGAACTACGAGATGACGCTGACGATGGCGAAGATTTCACCGGTTGATAGCGACGTTGTTGTCGAGGACGGTACTGTCATCCTCCGGCACACTGCCCTCGGCATCAACTATGACGACTGGCTGGCGCTTCCCCGGCCGCGAGGCTGGTACATCGCCGTGATGCAGCGGCCCCAGCCGAAGAAGACGAAGGGCGGCATCATTCTCACACAAGATACCTTGGCAGATCGTGCGTCACTCGATTACGTCGGCCGCGTCTTCGCCATGGGCGAGGCATGCTATCGGCACGAGGACTTCATGATTGTCGAGCCAGAGGCCGATATGGAAGCGCCCGGCGGGGTCAAGTATTCCCGGGTTCAGCCGGCTCCGCGGTGCGCTATCGGCGACTGGGTGATCTTCATGCGGCATGAGCAACTTCGTGTCCCGGTATATCCGTCTGGCGCCGACAAGAGCGACGACGTCCTGGAAGTCCGCTTCACGACCGATCGCGCGGTTTTGGCCGTGGTGCCAAACCCCGATCGGCTGAAGGTCTACATCGCGTAACTCGATCAACCAAAGGATTCTGATGATGGCCAAGAAAAAGCCGATGCCGATGAAGCCAGGTAAGGGTGGAAAGTGCTGACCTAACCTGCTACAGAATTATGTGTTTCGGGGCGTCGCGGGCGAGAGATTAGCGGTATCGTCCCCCGGATAGCTGGAGCAAACAGCGACAAACCCTTGTGACTGCAGACGGTTGATTCCTTCCCCCTGGGAATCATCAACTTAACCCCCGCGCTTCCTCCTCCTGGGCGCGGGGGTTTTTACGCCCGCAATCCGGGCTGCATGGAAGGTACGTGGTTATATGGCGATGGTAACTGTTGACGACGAAGATGACCTGCTTGAAGCCGACGTCGATGATGATGTTGTAGAGAAAGACGACGAGGACGCGTCAGAAAGCGACGAGGCCGAAGCCGGTGACGAGAGCGCCGACGACGATGACCAGGATGAGGGCGAGGAAGATGACGGTGATAAGCCTGCCCCGCGGCAATCACGCCGTAGCAAAAAGACAGAGGCACGCTTTGACCGGCTGACCAAGGCCCTTGGCGAGAAGGAGCGCGAACTTGAGGTGCTCCGCCAACAGATCGCTCAACAGACGCAGAAGTACGGCGCCGAGGTCCGGCATCGTGATGCCGAAAAGACGATCTCGGATCTAGAGGCCGAACGCAAGGAACTGCTGACAAAGAAGCGGGCGGCGATCGAGTCCGGTGACACGGACGAGCAGATCGACGTTGAGGAGAAGCTGAGCGAGGTACGCCTGAAGCTGCAGAGCATTCAGACCATCATCGCCAGGGACAAGATCCACCAGGAAGACGAAGGCCAGAATGCCCAGGCGGCCCGCCAAACGGCCGATACGGCAGATGCATGGATCCCGCTTCCACCAGGCGATAAGCCGTTCACCCCAGCCGAAGAAACGGCATGGCGGACAACGGTCGACGGATGGAGCAAGAATGTCGGCTTCGAGAATTGGAGCGCAGCCGAGCAGAAGATCGCCTTCGAGATGGAGAAGCTTGCGGCGCAGATGGTACGCCGCGGAACGCCGGCATATTTCCGGCAGATTGGTTCCATGATCTCCGCAGCACTGCCAGGACGCAGTGAGGCTGTCACCCGTGCGACGGCGCCGTTGATCGGTGCCAAGGTCGAGCCGAAGCGCCAAGCCCGCGTTGTTCGTGGTTCGGTGGCGCCGGCGACGAATGACGGTGCAAGGACTGATCGGCTTCCGCCACTGACTGCGAACGATGTTCAGGCAATGGAGGCGTTCCACCTTGACCCGAAGAACAAAGAGCACCGTCGGCGCTGGGCACAGAGCGTCGCCGCTACCCAGCGTGGAGAATAAGCAGATGGACCAGTTGAAGACTGCGATCGATGCGTCCCCTTCTTCCCGCGTCAAGACAGACGCGAGCGAGCCGACGAGCCGCCGGCGGTCATGGGATGACTTCATCGCTGAGGCCGAGATCAACTATGTCGAGCGTGACTATTCCGTCGTGAACCATGGGCCGCTGTCCATGGTGGGTATGACATTGCCGACGGATCGCCTTGACTTCTGTTGGGGTCGGCACGTTAAGGCGGACGGCGATGACGACGTTCGTAACGTCCGGGAACTCGAGGCCGCAGGATGGAGGGTCGCTCCAGCGGATCTCCTCACCGGGTCGCAGTTCCAGGAATCGCGAGAGCGGACTATCGACGGCGGGATCAGCGTTGGAAGCGTCACGCTGATGTGCCGGACAAAGCGGGCCACGGCAGCTGCAGAGAAAGCTCGGCAGATGCGGGCGGATGCGCCGCTTCAGAACGTTCTCAGCATTTATGAAGCGAAGACAAATGTCGAGGGCCTAACCAGTCGTGCTCCCGAAGTAGCGCAGAAAGTATCGTCGAAGGTGCTGCGCGGCCGGCAAGCGATGGCTGAACTCGACGACACCTAGAAACTAAGGAAATGTAAATGGCTAACGTCAATCAGCCGTTTGGGTTCTTGCCCATCCGGCCCCTGTTCGGCGGCATCGAGCGGCCGAACGCCTACACCATCGCCGACGCCTACGGCACCGCGCTCTATCGTGGACAGCCGGTCACGTTGACCGGTACCGGTCGCAATGTTGCCGCCGGCGCTGGCACTGGCGAAACGATCCTTGGCGTGTTCTGGGGATGCACCTACATCCCGAGCGCAGGCGACCAATACCCCCGGTACGCCAAGTACTGGCCGGCTTCGACGGCGTTGAAGGCCGGCACAACCGCGACGGCTTTCGTCTTCGATGACCCGGATCTGGAGTTCGTCGCACAGGCGGACGGCAGTCTTGCAGCTGCCGACGTTGGGCTCAACGTCGATTACAATGCCGGCACCGGCTCGGTGATCACCGGTTATTCCGGGGCGACCGTCAAGGTTGTCGGCAAGGCGACGACCAACACCCTCATGTGGCAGATCCTCGACCTGTTCGGCGATCCAGCCAACGCGTGGGGCAGCTACGCCCGCGTCGTCTGCCGCATGAACGTTGCGCAACTGCGCAGCGCAACCGGCGTCTAATCACGACCGTAAGAAAGAAGGATACACGACATGGCCGTGATGACCCGGCATACCTTCCCCAAGGACTTGGCTCCTGGGATCGAAGCGCACCTTGGCCTCAACCTGGACAAGGTCGCTCCAGTTTTCCCGAAGATCTTCATGAACCGGAAGACCAATCGGGCATGGGTTGAGTACGTGATGATGGCCGGCCTCGGCGCCGCCCGTCAGAAAATGGAAGGCGGAGCGACTGAGCTGGACGAGATGGCTCAGGGCTGGTCGATCTATATCCGGGTGCAGAGTTGGGCGCTCGGGTTCTCGATTACGCAGGAGGCGATCGAGGATAACCTCTATCACGATCCCGTCGAGATTGGCAGCCGCGAGCTGGTGCAGTCCTTCGCTCATGCGAAGGAAATCGTCCACGCCAGCCACATCAATAACGCCTTTTCGTCCTCGTACCTTGGCGGCGACGGCAAAGCGTTAGCAGCGCTCGATCACCCGAGCGTCTATCCGAGCGTCCCGGCTTACCGGAATACGCTCACCATCCAGGCGGACTTCGGTGAGGAAGCCCTCGAGCAGGCGATCATCGATATCTCGATGATGACCAACGAGCGTGGAATCCCGACGAACATCGAGCCGCGTCAGTTGGTGATCCCGCCGGCGCTGATGTTCGAGGAAATCCGCGTCCTGCGTGGCAAACTCCGGCCCGGCACCGCTGACAACGATCTGTCGGCACTGAACTACGCCAAGGTACTGAACGGAGACCCGATCATCTGGAAGTACATGACGGACCCGAAAATGTTCATGATCCTGACGGATGTGAACGAGTCCGAGGGCTTCGTCACCACCCAGCGGATTCCGTTTACCCCGAAGAAGTGGGGCGATGACCGGACCGGTAACTACTTTGTCACCGCCAGAGAGCGGTATGGCAGTGGTTGGCGCAACCCGCGTTGTTCATTCATCGTTTCGGCTTCCTAACCAGTCAACAAAAGGCCATGCCGGCGTCATCCGGCGGCTTCCGCATCTAAGGAACTGTGGCAATGACTACCCGTCACTCTATCACTGCTGCCTCCGTGAGTTACGCTGGCAAGGCGTTTCACCCTGGCTACTCCATCAAAGGCCGGCTTGGAGTAGAGGTTTCACACCTCTTCGCCAAGGACTACGGCGCCATCCCGGCGGCGATCACCGGCGGCATTGTCGCTGCGGCGACCTCGACGCAAGCGCCGAATGCCAACACCAAGACCTATACCGCTGACACCGACGGCACAGATCCGCTGGACAACAGCACCCGGCCGACGGTCGTCGCGATTAAGGCTGGTGGCGTCACTCCGGTCAACGTCTGGGATCTGGCGACAGCCCGTAACGTAGTCACCGCGGTTACACACGCCACGTCCGTTGTGGCCATGACGGTCACCTATTCCGGCTACGACGAGTATTTCGAGCCGATGACGGAGTTGCACACAGTCACCGCGACCGGTACCACCAAGACCGTGACCGGAAAGAAGGCTTTCCGCTACCTTTATTCCGTGGCGATGACCGCCGCTGGCGATGCGACGGCGAACACGATCACGTGCTCAACCGGTGTGGTAATCGGTTTGCCGGTCCGCGCCGCCAACCTGAACAACGTCTTGATCACTCGCGTCGATGGAACGATTGATGCCGCCACCGTGGTTGCCGCCGTCGATACCACGGCAACGAACGCCACTGGCGACGTGCGTGGCACCGTAACCTTTGCGTCGGCTCCCGATGGAACGAAGCGCTACTCTGCGCTCATTCATGTGGTCGATCGCTCCACCAAGGCGCTCGCGTTCGGCGTCACACAGGCTTAAAGGGGGCACAGTCGATGCCCACACGCTTCAAGCGGTCATTCACGCCGCAGACGGTTGATCGGGACGGCGTTTCCCTCGCCCAGACGACGGGCGGGGCCGCGTCACTAACGATCACCGGCGCTCTCGCTTCCGGGGGCGCTGTCACCTTCACCACGCCATGCCACGTCAGCATCTATTCTGGCGGCGATATCCATACCAGGACGTTCACCGTTACGGGCACCGACCGGTACGGGGCGGCTCTCAGCGAGGCGGTTACCGGGCCGAACAACTCAACGGTTGCCACCGTGGCAAACTTCAAGACGGTCACGGCGGTCGCCGTTGACGGCACCGTCGGCACCAACGTCGAGGTCGGATCGTCGAGCGGGTCGGAGACGCCATGGATTCCGCTAGATGCCAGCCAGTTGACATCGATCGCCGTTGACGTGTCATCGAATGCGAACTTCACCTACGCGCTCCAATACACCTACGATAATCCGTACCTTGGAGAGGCGATCATCAGCGGGATCTTCACCGACAGCACGATGACGGCGAAGACGGCAGACTTCGATGTGTCCCTTGCCAAGGTAGTGGCCGCGGTGCGGCTGTCGATCACGAGTTACGTGGCTGGCAGTCTGGTGCTCACTGGTCGTCAGTCGCCGGCAGGTTAACCCCACATGGACCTTATTGGGATTATCGACGAGGCATACCGACGCCTCGGTCGAGATCCACAGACGCTAAAGGGTGGCGACCTGGAGAGCGCTCGGATCTCGATTGAGCTAATCCTTCAGCAATGGTCAATGTGGGGTCTCGTCTCATGGGCGTCGGAGCCGATCTCCCTCACCGTCACGAGCGAGACGGCCACGTTGCCAACCGGGACGATCGACGTTCTTCCGTTCCTGCATTGGCGGTCGGGAGATAGCGATATTCCGCTGCAGTTCCTCCAGCAGTTCGACTGGATGAACAGGATCACGCCGCAAGATACTGGCACACCGTCGCATTACACGGTCGATAAGCGAGCACAGACCATGGTCGTCCGCTTCTGGCCGGCGCCTACAGTCGACCTGCCCTCGACCATCATCGGCTGGCGTCTACGTTCGCTCAATCCGCAGTCTGATCTCACCATCCCTGGAGACTTCCCGACCAGGTGGGCGGCACCGATGATCGCCGAACTGGCCAATGACCTCTATGGGAAGCAGCCGGCGGAGATGCGTAACCAAGCGATCTTGGCTGACGTGAGCATGTACCTTCTGGCGCAGCGCAAGGCGATATTCGCCGACAACTCCGAGATGGGGAGCTGGTACTTCTGATGGAATTCCACCCAAACGATTGGATCTGGGATCAATGGGGGAGCGATCAATACAACTTAGGCAGCCTTCACTCTACTGATGGATACGGACACATACAGGTAATCCATCAACGTGGAATTGGGTTTCTTGCTAATATTGATGAGAAGCCACGAGTCCGGGTTCAAGCAAGATCCCATAATATCACGAAGAAAGAGGATTAACTGCATGGCCTATGCTCGGGGAGACCTCGCCAGGGCGATGTGTCCGGTGTGCGGCAACGTCATTCCGTACATGGACCTTCGGCGGGACTGGCGCGGCCAGTTCGTCTGCTACGACTGCGACGATGAGAAGCCGCCTCAATTGCTGCGAGTTGCGCCGCCGGCCGATGCTCAGGAGCTGCACCATCCGCGTCCATTCCTCGACAAGTACCCGTCGCCAACAGTCCCGGATATGACCAGCAACAATTTGGGCGATCCCCCGAATTTCTTCATCTATCCGTCGATCGATCTTCCCTATGTGCTCGACGGTGGGCCACCTGGACCGCCAGGCATCATCCTCGATGGCGGTTCGCCAGGATCAAGCGGAACGGCGCTCGATGGCGGCCCAGCAGACCAGGACGATTGATAATGCCATTTTACAGTTATCGGTTTCAGCGGGGTACCGCTGCACAATGGGCATCAGCAAATCCAATCCTTGATGAAGGTGAGTTTGGCTACGAGTCGAACACCGGTCGGATCAAGGTTGGTGACGGGATCACGCCATGGGCCGGACTCGAATACAAGATAGACCGGCTCTACAGCACTGACGATGTGTCGAAGCTGACGGCGATTGAATATGGCGCTCAGGTAAATCCAGGACAAGTGACGGGCGATGACATTCAAAACATGACATCGGTCACAACGTTGAGATCATATTCCCCAGCCGACATTGCCGCGATGATCGATGCGCATGGCGGAGGAGGATTTGCCAGCGGAGACTTCCTTGTTGTGGGCGATAATGACTATCTTGTTATCGGCGCAGACAGCTATCTAACTATCGGATAAAGATAAAATGGCAACCCAGAATAATATCTATACCAGCGGTAGCTACCTGCAGCCAGGGTTGGTGCGGCCGACTGGCGGGACAAGCGGAGACGACAAGACGCTGGGAGACATGCTGAAGAAGTCAAACCAGCTTGTCGTTCCTAGCGGCGCTTCTATCACTTTCCCGGATGGCACCTATACCGTTGCCAAGAGTTCTCCGATCTCGATCGTAAGCCGTTCGGTTACGACCCCCCCAGATACCCCCGTTACTGGCGACATCTATATCGTCCCAGACAACAGTTCGACGGCATGGGGATTTCCAGATGCCTCGATGCTTCAGTGGTCGGGGACGGCATGGACGTTGTTGACGCCGATCGCCGGCGCACAAGTGCGCGCGACTGATGAGTCGATCTATATCACCTACGAGGGCGGCGTCTGGGTGCAGACCAGCGTTCCCGTTGACCAGGGCGTAGATGGCGATGCGCTTGCCGCGGTGCATGGCAACGACGACTCCCATGCAATCAGTCAGATTTCCGGGTTGCAGGCGGCTCTTGATGCCGCCGGCGCGCCGTCGGCGACCAACAACGAGATCATCGCTGGGATGGTCACGGACACGCGCACTGTCTCTCCGGCCCAGGTCAAGTTGTCCGTGCAGACATTCGGCCCAGTCGCAGCTACCGATGGAGAAATGTCGGCTGGCACCGAGACGACGACCCGCACCATTTCCCCAAAGCAGGTCAAGGACACGGTAACCGCGTTGATCCCGGTAACGTCTGTGGCCAGCCGTACCGGAGCGATCACTCTTACCCTTGATGACGCGGCAGACAGTTCGGCATCAAGCGGGCGTCTTGCTATCACCACTGCCGAGGCGGCCAAACTGCGCTCTGTCGCTGCGGGGTCTATCGCCGGGCGTAAGGCGGCGGATGGCACTGGCGCACTAACCATTCTGACGGCGGCTGAGGCGGTCGCCGAGTTGCCAGTAGCGACTACCGGTGCGAAAGGGCTGCTTCCAGCGGCCGATAAGTCGAAGCTTGATGGCCTAATCCCCATCAATGAGGTGTTAATAGGAACTTTTACCACCGGCAATACCGTCCTTACTCTTACCGATATGCCGGCTGCGGTAAAGAACCCTGCCTCGACGGCAATTATTCCGCTGGAGGTATCGTTATACGGGGTCACAAAGATCAAGCTCCGAGGAAAAATTTCTACTGCTGGCGCAACCGGAGCTCGTGTTGCCGTTAAGTTCTGCGTCAATACCACGTCGTCAACATGGATAATGTCAAATGGAGATGCAGAGCCAGCAAATAACTCGACTGCTCCAGATAGCACAACGGCGACTAATTGGGATGCTTGGCTGATCGACTCCACGGCAAGCGCGATCATCGATCAAGAGGTGGATGTTCCGTCTGCGTGCCAGTCTGTAACTGGTCTTTCCCGCCTATGGCTAGTTTTATGGGGAGGTGATGGAACAACTGACCCTGTGCTTGCAAACCTTCGTGTCTACATTCCTACAGGCGCGACGATCGGCGTTGCATCAGCTACCGACGGGGAAATCGCGGCTGGGACTGTGACGGATACCCGCACCGTCTCTCCGAAGCAGATCAAAGACGCCGTTCTCGCGTTCGCTCCCGCAGGCGTCGCTGCGGCATCAGATGGAGAGATCGCGGCCGGAACGGTTACCTCGACGCGGACCGTCTCGCCGAAGCAGATCAAAGATGCCGTCACCACATTCGCCCCAGCCGAGACCGCCGCGACCAATACCGATATCACCACCGGCAGCAGTACCACGCCAATGGTTTTGTCTCCGGCCCAGGCGAAGCTAGCTGCCCAGACGTGGGGGTCATCCCCATCGTTTACATCGGGAACCATTGGTGGCCGCACCACAGCGGGCACCGGGGCAATCGAGAGCCTGTCGCCGGCAACAGTGCAAGGTATGCTGGCGATGCCGTCCGACACGGCAACCGCTATCAGCTACACCCGCTATAATGGCATCGTCGACACTACTCTGCAAACTATTGGATATGTACAAGGAACGCGGACGTTTACCATCACTCGTGTGAGCAATTACGATGTATGGGTTGGCGGAACGAAGCTAACGATCACGACTGATAAGACAGTTGTGAACGCAAATACTACTGGCACTTACTATATTTACTTCAATTCGTCTGGAAATCTTGTTGCTTCCACTACAAAGTGGGGTTTCAATGGCGCAAACGCTCCGGTTGCCGTAGTCGAGTATAACGTTAACGGCGGGCTAGGCGTCGTGGTTGACTGTCGGTTCCCATATAGAAAGTCATTCTACGAGTGGGAGTTCCAGTCTCGCCAGATCGGCGCATGGATCGACAACGGATACGCGATGACGTTCGGCTCCACCGATGGGTCATTCTCGCTCGCCGCCGGTCGCCACGTGGTCAATGGTTATGGCTACACCGTGGCATCGCCGATCACGACCGCAGCGATTTTCCGGCGCCGGCAAGAGTTGTCATGGAATCAGAACTTATCCGCGTCGAGCGATATCAGGCTCATTTACGGCACGTCCCTTGGGTATGACAACGGCGGTCTCCAGGCGAATGTCACGATTGGCTATTACACGAATATATTTCTCTTCATCTGCGATGGCATCGTCTATTCGGTCGCTGGGCAGGCACAATATGCCACGCAGGCAGATGCTGAAGCCGTAACGATTGACAGCATGCAGTTACCAGGGTTCCTGAAGGTAGCCGGACGAGCGCTGGCGCGGGTTACCTATCAACGAACCAGCGGACAGCCTGGAACGTTCATCTCTTATGGTGACCTACGAAATAGCCGCATCGTTGATGGCGTGACCCTCGGCGGAGGCGGCGGCGGGACTACGATTATCACCGGCGGCGGAGGCGGCGGCACGACAGTCTTCACCGTCGACCCCTACATTGCCGGCAAGCCGGCGGCGGGCGCCGTTGTCTACCGCAAGCCGATGAACCAAGCATGTAAACTGCTCGGCTCCGGGCTTGGTCATGCCGCGAGTTCCAGGGTAGCGACAACCGGCGGAGCGACGTTCCTTGTGACCAAGGAGACGTGGAGCGGAACCGATTTCTCCTCGATAACGATTGCCTCAATTACCTTCTCCCCTGGATCTGGCGCGAAGGTAGCAGCGATCACCTCGACGGAGACGACTTTCGCTACCAATGATGTAGTCCAGATCACCGCGCCGAGTACGCAAGACGCGACACTGGCAGACATCGGCGCCTCTCTCATCTTCGCATTGGTGTAAGCTGATGAGTTACAGGATGCAGCCGGCGGGCGGGTTCAGCCTCTCGCCGCATTTGCCGTTCGAGTTTGACCTCAGTGTTCTCGATGCGCTGACTAACAACAGACATGTCAATGCTCTGTTGCACGGCACAGACTATGCTATTGCGGCCGGGACGGGTTCCATTGACCCAATGCTCGCTACCGGCACCGATGCAGCTGGCGGGAAGTTAAATGTCGCCGAGCAATACAACAAGAACGAGACCGACGTTCCGACAACGGACGCATCATATCGTTATGGTGGTGATTGCCGGGAACGAGGGCTTCGACGGCCACCATTTGGCAGCGGCATTAGGGCCGGTGGTGATGCGACGCGGTGGGGATCAAATGGCTGGTACGTGTGGGAAACTCGTGAGTCGTTCTGGACGATGCGGATGGCCGGGTTCACTGGCCTCGTCAACGAACTTTACAACATGTCAGCGAATGACGGAAAATTATTTACAAATACGTACCCAGCATGTGACGGCATAGAGAACTTCAACTGCATTACCCAACTGGATAGTGCTTCCCTTGCCAACGGTCCATCGGTGAATACCCCGACTGCAGTTGCAAGTTTTATCGCTACGAGAATGCTGGCGTCGAAATCGGCGTTCAAGAACTCTGCTGGAAAGTACATCATTGGCGCATTCAACCCCACGGCCGGCACCACGGGGTTCATCAATGTCCCGTGGCTGAACTCTTTCTTCAATGCTATGGAAGCGGCCGGAGCTCCATCCGCTTTGCTCCCATTCTGCAATGGAAACTTTTCTGCTGCCATCTCGACAGGATCGAATGGTCTAGTCCAGTTCATGCGGCTTGGCGGCACAGGGGGTAGCTGGATCGGCGAATGGTCGAAGGATTCACCGGGGTCGATCGCCAATATGACAGCACAGATTGCCAGCGTTGCGGCGGTCAGTTCGCCGAGCCTGCCGCTCTGGTACTGCATGACGCCACAGGTGCAGTCTTGCCGGCATCGGTCTGGGTGGGCCAAAGAGGTAGAGGGCCTGAAGCAGATTTATATGACGGGCGAGTACATGATCGCCCACGGCACTGACAACATGATGGCGCATTGGGTGACCTGGAATGACATGGCAGAGTCGCCAATTCGGTCAGGAACAGGGCACCAGCATGTGGCTCTCGATATCGCGTCATACTACAATTATGCCTTTCGAACCGGTCAGCGGCCGAACATCGTCCGCGATGTAATCTACGGCGCACACCGGCTTCACCCATACAATGCGACCCCTGGCGCTGCGCAGACTGCTGGACCGATGGGATTCAACGGCACGATTGGCAAAGACATCATCTCGATGTTGGCGTTCTGCAAAGCACCATGCACGGTACGGATTGTCAATCCTGATCATTCTACCGTCATGGCGACGCATAACGTGACGGACGCTGACATTGCCGCCGGACCATATCTGCTGCAATACGAGGGCACCTTGCCGGCGGGGAAGCCGTATTTTCAGCTCATTCGAGACGGGGTGACGCTGATCGATATGCAGAGCGACTTCCGCATTCGGGCATCGATAACGCGATTCCAGGATATGTGGTACAAGATGTGTGGCTCTGGTCGGCGGAGTATCGCTATCGCGGCCGGACATCCGAACATCGAGCCTGTTGAGTTGGTCGGTGATCGGCTGCCGAATGACGCAAGGTTCGGGTCAAGCGGGTAATGGCAACCTATTCAGAAATCGTCACCCGCATCCGCTACTATACGATCGACAACGAGGCGCCGCTCGTCGCCACTACCGATCCGTTGATTGACGACATCATAGCCCGCGCCGAGTCGCGGATACACGATGATCTTCAGGTTGAGGCGATGGTAAAGACAGCGAGCGTCGCCTTGGTGCCGACGGCGCAGACGCTGGCTCAGCCGGTCGATTTCATTGGATCGAGACGCATACGGCTTATTGCCGGTGACGGTTCTGTGCTGACGCTGATCTTGCGTGATCGGTCGTGGTGCGAGTCATTGATCCCGGTGCTGGCATCCGCCGGCGAACCGCGATGGTATTGCCCCTATGGCGCCGGGCTCTGGCGGATCTTGCCTGCGCCTTCGGTCGGGTATACCGCCGAGATCATTTACGATGCTCGACTGACTGGCCTATCTGCGACCGTCACCGAAACGTGGCTCTCTACGAACGCCGAGGAGTTGCTGTTCAAAGCGATCCTGGCTGAATGTGAGACGTTTCACCGCAACGCCGATGCCAAGACACTCTATGAGGGCGAGTACGCCCGGGAATTGGCGGCCCACCAGAAGCGCAATGCGCGCCAACACATGGATTCAGGCCTTTGAGTTATAACCCATCCGATCTCCTACGCCTCTATGTCATTGATGCGCAGACCGAGGAGGACAGCTGGGCGCCGCTGACGAACACGAACCTTGACCGGGTCGAACAAGCGATCCATGGCCAGACCGCGCTAACACTCAGCGGCCTCGACGTGACGCTCGATGATACCATCTTCACCGGCACCCAAGCGCACCGCCACATGCTCGTTCTGAGCGGCACCATGGTTCAGAGCTGCACGATTACGGTGCCGACGCGTGATCATACCTACTTCGTCTGGAACCGCACCACAGCGGCTTCTGGCGGCCCATATACCGTAAGCATTGCCGCCGTTGGCCAGTCGACGGGCATCCCGACTGTCGCCCATGGTGAGCGGGCGATCGTTGTGGTAAGCGGCGGCGTTGTCTCTTCCTTTTACCACAACGTAGACTTCCTGCCGGCAAATGGCGGCGCATTAGCCGGTGCGCTCAACATGAATAGCCATCAGATCAATAACCTATCAGAGCCAACATCAACCACAGATGCGGTTACGAAGAACTACGTTGAGACTCGAATCCTCAATATCCTTGGCGTGATTTTCCACATCGGGAAAATCCTGATCACCCTCGAGCCGGCTAACCCGTCAACGTATCTCGGGTTTGGAACGTGGCGCCTCTACGGTACCGGACGCTGCCTCATGTCGGCTGGAACGGCCACGGATACCCGAGGAGAGATAAGGTCGATTGCACTTGCCGAAAATGTCGGCGGCGAGTTCCAGCACGTTCTCAATATCCCTGAAATGCCTCCACATGCCCACAAACAGGGTAGTGAATCATTGTTCTCTGACTACGGGGGTGGGACTCTAGTCAATAACAGCCGAACGTATGCGCCAGGTGGGCTGGCAAGTTATCGGAATCAGCAGGTATCAATTACTGGAGAGGGCGGCGCTCACAACAACATGCCTCCTGGATTTTCCGCATACGTCTGGGTTCGTACCGCATGACGATGACCACGATCAGCATTCCACCTGGGGTGCTGGCAGATTTCCCGGATCACGATGCAGCATCGCACTGGATCGCTGGCGATAAGATCAGGTTTCGGGATGGTCGCTTACAGAACTTCGGTGGATGGCGGCAGGCCACCTACAAGCAGACCGTAGGCGTGCCGCGGGCAATGGCGTGCTGGACGCTGCTTTCTGGGCAGAAGGTAACGGCGGCAGCGACTGAGAAGAAAGTTTACGTCTACCGTGCCGGCGAGCGCTATGACATCACTCCGCTGCGCGACAGTGCGACGCTCGCTACCGATGCTTTGTCTGTCGTCAACGGTTCGTCGCATCTGACGATTGCCCGCTCCGGGCACGGCGAGAGCAATGGAGATATCATTCGGATATCGGGCGCGACCAATCTCGGCGGCATAAATCCAAATGGAGAATGGACGGTCCTCGACGGTAGCGCGCCTAACTCGCTGGTCGTTGACGTTGGCACTACAGCAACTTCGACAGTGGCGGCCGGCGGCGGCAGTGCGATCGACTATGAGGCGGACATTCATACTGGGTTGGCATCGGCAACCGGGTCTGCTGGGTGGGGTGTCGGCGTATGGGGCGGCGGGAAATGGGGTGGATCAGGCGGCACAACGACAGGGCGTACTCCGGGCCGCATCTGGTGGTTAGAACCGTGGGGGGAGGATCTCATCATCTGCTACACTGGGGGGGGAATTTGGCGCTGGAGACCGTCCCTTGGCCTCACTGGTCGGGCCAGCACTCTCTCAGGTGCGCCTGACAACAACATCGGGATCGTGGTGTCACCGGAAGATAGGCACCTGATTGTCTTTGGTGCCGACGGCGATTCTCTCGCGTTGCAGTGGCCAGACCAAGGAACGCTTACTTCGTGGGCGCCAGGCGTCACCTCGACGGCAAACACGCTTCGGCTGCTGTCAGGGTCGCGGATCGTTTCGGCTCTGAAGGCAGGGCCGGAAATCCTGATCTGGACCGATGACGCGCTTTATGGGCTCAGGTACACCGGCGGCACCGACTTTTCCCATTCGCTGCGGCAGATCGCCGGAAAGTGCACGATCCTGGCTCCGAAGGCTGCCGCTGAGAATAACGGCGTGGTATTCTGGTGGGGTCGAGGGAAGTTCTTCGTCTATGATGGGGCGTCGGTCAGCGAGCTTCCATGCACCGTCAAAGACACCGCATGGGCCGCGGTTGACGTGCTGCAGATTGACAAGATCGTATCATGCTCGATCCCGCAGTTTGGCGAGATCATCTGGTTCTACCCGACCGTGCCGACGGGGGAGAATACGGACTACGTCAAGTGCTGCATCGACAATCAATCGTGGGACATGGGCGAACTCGGGCGCACGGCGATTATCAGCCGAGGCTCGACAGGGCAGCCGGTGGCAGCGAGCGCGGATGGGTGGCTCTATGAGCACGACATTGGGACGCCGCCGAGAGCAGTATCGATCACCTTGCGCTGCCGGAAATATGCGAACTCGACGCCGATTGACGTTGGCCCGATCTCGATCACGCCGACGACCAACAATGTTGCATTTCGCGCACGCGGGCGACACATCGCCATTCGGATTTCCGGCACCATTCCGGGGGCTGGAGAGAACGAGGTGTGGTTTGCCGAGTCGTCGTCATTTACCCTTGGTGATGGAGCGCAGGTCATGCGGATCTCGCGCATGATCACCGATGTTGCATTCTTCGGAGACCACGCTCGGATCGGGTCGTTTCGGTTCGACGTTACGCAGGATGGCGAGCAGTGAGAGGACAACCTGTCCTACCGATCCCTCCGAAAGACTACAGCCCATCATGGGGCGGCCAACTCTCGGAAGCGATCACGCGGGCGCTGATCGACGCCCACAATCAAACGATCGATCGCATTTACCCGGTCGGGTCGATCTATGCCAACGACACCGACAGCCGAGACCCGGCAATCATCATCGGACGAGGAACATGGACGGCTCATTCAGTAAGCTGGGCGACATACGGGTGGAAGCGAACCGCGTGAGCACGCAGGAAATTTCTGTCCGCTCGGCGACGATTTTCGATGCGTCCGCCATTCTTTTGCTCGGCCGGCGGGCCTTTGATGAGTTGCAGGCGAAGGGTGTCCCGATCTTTCCGGAAGATTCCGGCCTCCTCAGCACGCTGGCCGATGTGGTCAATAACCGGTTCTGCTTTCTCGCGATAGACAAGCGCTCCGGCAAGGCAGTTGGGTGTATCGGCGCTGTTCCGCTTCGGCAATGGTGGTCGCCAAAATGGACGCTACAGCAGGCGTTCTGGTACGTCGTTCCGAAGCACAGGAAGACGCGGGCGGGCCGCATGCTGATGCAAGCGCTCTTGATCCGGGCGAAAGAAGCAGGCCTCCCGCTATTCATGTTCTCCCTTGATGGCGGAGCAAATGAGCAAGTTATGCGCAGGTTCATGAGGGGGATGGGATTTACGGCTATTGGCGGAAGTTACGTCGCGTCAACTATTGAAATGGGAAACTAAAAGATGGGAGGAGGCGGCAGCAAGGCTACAACTGTTCAGAATACTAGCCTTCCAAGTTACATTACGAAAGAGGGAAAGAGTCTTGTAAGTCGCGCCGATACACTTTCTAAGACCCCGTATACCGCTTACACGGACCAACGCATTGCTGATCTTCCGCAAGAGTCATTGAATGCGATCAGCCTTGCCAACTCCTCGACGGGGAACTGGCAGCCTGATATCGCTGGGGCAGAAGCGGACACGAATGCTGCCGGTAAGAGCTGGACCGAAGCCGACGTTGGCGCATACATGAACCCGTACACGACCAATGTAACGGATATTGCGGCGCGCCAGATGCTGCGGAATGAAGGCATCGCGCAGAAGGGCCGTAATGCCGCGGCCGTAGACTCTGGTTCCTTCGGGTCTGCTCAAGCTGGAGTGCAGGCTGCGGAGGCAGATCGGAACCTGCAGACGAACATCAGCGATACCTACGCCAAGGGTCAGGCGGCAGCCTACGACAACGCGCAGTCGATGTTCAATGCCGACCGTGCGGCCAGTTTGGCGGCAGGTGGGCAGCTTGCCAATATCGGGACAACGAAGAGCCAGCTTACCGATGCTGACTACCAGCGGTTAATGGGCGCCGGCGCGACCGAGCAGCAGCAGAAGCAGAACGAACTCGATTGGAATTACCAGCAGTTCCAGGACAAGCAGAACTGGGATTGGAACCAACTGTCAAAGGCATCCGATATTCTCGCTGCCACGCCGTATTCGACAAGCGGGTCATCCTCGACGAACACACAGGGCGGAAACCAGACTGCACAAATGGTCGGCGCCGGTGTTACAGTGGCAGCTACAGTGGCAATTGCAGCGGTGGCGATATGATCGAAGTGGACACGGGGCCGATTGAGCGACAGGTCGCCAATGGAGGAACACCGGTTTTGTCCTTCTCTGGTGGGAAAGACTCGACGGCTTGCCTGGAGATCGTCAGGCCGTGGTGGGGCGACTTGACGGTCGTGTGGGTGAATACGGGAGACGCCTTCCCAGAGACAGTCGAGATCATGGAGCGGGTCAGGAAGCAGGTGGGGCGGTTTGTCGAGGTGGCAACGGACCAGCCGGAGAACGTGCGCGAGAACGGATGGCCTTCCGAGATTATCCCGACGACGATGACAAGCATTGGGCGCCTTCTCGATGGACACCGCCGGCCCATCGTTCAGCCGTACTTCCAGTGCTGCGGCACGAATATCTGGCAGCCGTTGGCGCAGGCGTTCAAGGCGCTTGGCGCGACAATGATCATTCGAGGGCAGAAGGCAGCAGATAACCGGAAGGCCCCGTTGTCGTCCGGCGTCGTTCTTGACGGCGTTGAGTACTGGTTTCCGATCAACGATTGGGAGAATGACGAGGTTTTCGCCTACCTGGAGCAGCAGGGAGTTGAGATCCCGAGCCATTACCAGCGCACGGAGACCTCGCTCGATTGCCGGCACTGCACGGCGTACCTCTACGAGAACGTTCGCAAGATGGCGTGGCTAAGAGATGCGCATCCCGACGTGCACAAGGAACTCCAGTATCGCCTGACGGTCATCAAGAACGCGGCAGAGGCAGAACTAAATTGCATCAATCGGGTGCTCGATGCGTGACCTTGCTGCGGACAGGGCCGATGACGCGCGGATATTCCGCCAGGCGCTTACTCTTGATCCTTATGATGATGAGCAGAAGGTTGAGGCCGCGACATCGGCGGCAATGGGCTTGGTCGGGGGTATCCTTCAGGTTTTTCGGCTTGATGTATCTGATTTAGTACATACGGATAAGCTGCTGAAGGCTTTCAATCCTCCTTACGGGGCGCGTGTTCTTGATGCTGGGTGCGGCGTTGGTGCACCGGCATCGTTCATGCACTCGCTTCGCCAAGATCTGAACTTCACGCTACTCAACATCTCGCTCCACCAACTCGATCTATGTCCTGATGGGTTCGAGAAGTTGCATGCAAGCGCGCACGATATCCCGGCTCCAGATGGATCGTTCGACGCGGTGATGGCGCTCTATTCGATCGGCCATCTGCTTCCGCAGCGGATGATGCAGGAGTTTTCCCGCGTCCTACGGCCGGGCGGCGTGCTGTTCATTTGGGATGTGGCATCAATTAATGGCGAGAATCTATTCGTTGAAACTTTAGGATATCGCCCGCATGTTCCGGCGCGTCTATTTGATGAGGCCAAGGCGAGTGGGCTATGTCTTCCAGTTATAGCAACGCCTACTGGCGACCCAAGAATATTTAATAGTTTTCTTGGAGAAAGATCTGAAGAGATAATGGGCGATGTTTACCCAATATGGTACCGGTTTGTGAAGGACGTAGCTTAGATGGCCATGACTCCTGACTATCAGCGACAAATGGCGGAGTACTGGCGCGGCATGTACGCGAAGTACGGAAGAGGCGATGGCAATGGGAGCATGCCTCCATCTCAGTCCTCTCCCACGCCGCCGGTGTCGCTAGCCGACGGAGACGCCAACTCTGGGTATCAGGCTCCGCAGAACGAGTTTCAATCTCCGCCCATGGCTCCTCCGTCGAGCGCAGGCGCTGCGCCTCCTCCAGGCCCAAGCACTGGATTGGTCGCTCTTCAGACGGTCGGGAATATCGCCGGCATGGTTGGCGGCGCGGCCGGGGCGGCAGGTGCTGCCGGTGGAGCTGCTGGAGCAGGCGCAGGCGCGGCAGGTGCTGGAGCGGGGGCTGGCGCCGGTGGAGCAGCAGCGGGAGCTTCCCCCGCCACGTCCCTCAGCAGCGGAGCGGCTCCGATGGCTTCCGCAGCGCCGGGGCCGGCAACGTCGCTCAGCTCTCCAGCCCCTGGTGGGACGGCGCCACTGACTGGAGTCAGGGCTGATTCAACTGGGTTCACGTCGCCGTACACCACGCCCCAATACAATCAGGTTGGGATTATGAGTGCCGACCCGAACACGATGGCAAATCTCGGCTCCGGCGCTCCGTCAACGGGAATGTCTGGAAGCTGGGACAAGAACGCTGCGATGCAAGCCGCGTCTCTCTCCGGCGCAGCCGGACAGCAAATGCAGCGCAAGCCCATGCCACAGGCGCAGCCGGCTCCGATCACCTCGACCTCGCACGGCGGAAAAGGCAAACCTCCGCCGGTTGTTCCAACGGCAACGTCCGTAACTTACTCGCCGGCATCATTTGTCTCTAGTCGGAGGCGATAGAAGAAAATGCCAATGCAGCAGCGGCAAAAAATGCCAGTGGAGGTTCTGTGGGAGTTTATCAAGAACTACGACTTGAACCAGCCGATCTGGAAGCAGCAGATTCCGAGCGATCGGCCGGGCGTTACTGCATCGTGGAATCCGCCGGGCGCGACAGGAGAGTGGGGGCCAGTAGACCAGCCGCCGCAGGATACTATTCCAGACTGGTCCCCGCCGCCGCCATCGAACGACTTCAGCAAGGCGAGTAGTCTTGCGCTTCCGCCGCAGGAGGCTCCGGCCGCTGCGCCGACCCCATTGCCGCCGCCCGTGCAACCGGTGTCTACCGTTCAGCCACCTCCGGTGAGTCTAGCGCAGCAGCAACGGCCCACGGCACTGTCTCCATCTCTTTCACAGCCTATGCCTGTCGCAACTCCGGCTAGCATGCAGGTGCCGCAGGTTCAGATGCCACAGCAGGCGCCGGCCGTTGTTAATGCATCGTCCCCGGAATCTGCACCGATCGATCGGTATCTCGCAGCCTTCTCGGATTACCTTGATTCAGGTGGTCGCAAGATTAGCGACGAGGATGTGGCGCAGCGGACAAAGGATGCGCGATCCATATCGCTGATGAACGCGCTGGCGTCCCTCGCCGCCAATGCTGGAACTGCGCGGACGTGGGGAGAACTTGGCGGATCGGTCGCCGGGTCACTCGCCCAGGGCGCTTCTGGATATGCCGCTGCCCCGTATACCGCGCAGGATGAACAGGCGAAGACAGCTCGGGAGGATCTGCGAGATCGGCTTGGTGCCGCGCAGGCGCTGAGCCTTGCACAGTATCGCAATCAGGGACTCGCCGACCAACGGGCGGCTCGGGCGCAGCAGGCCGGACAGTTCACCCAGAACCTTGGCCAGCAGGCCGCGATCCACAACGCCACGCTTAAATCTCAGGCTCAATTAGCGGATGAAAACCGCACTTCCCAGCAGGAGATCGAAGCGAACCGCATGGCGACAGCGTTGATCACGGCAAACCAGCGCGGGCAGTCGGCGGAGTCGGTTGCTGCAATCAGAAATGCTGGCAAGGCGAACCAAGACGATGCTTGGAAGAAGTACGTTGAGGAGAGAAAGTTCCTAACTGAGCAGAACGATCCGCTGAAGAACCTGGGGACTCCTGGATGGACGCAGAAGAGTCCAGAGGAAATCGACCGCCTTGCTCGCGCTTCATCAAACTACACCGATGGGATGGTCACAGCCCAGCCGCAGGGGACTTGGTACACGGGCTCTTCACCTCCGCCGACGCATCCTGATGCCAAGCAGTATACTGATGGCAGGTGGTATGATCCGAAGACTCGCAGCTTCATTATGACTTCACAGTGAAGCACCCGACGTGCACCCCGGCCAAACATGGTCGATTGCCTCAATCACTGCATCTTGTGCTGACATTCTTGCAAGTCGTCCTCGATTGGTCGCCTCATTTTTCCAATACAGAACGATCCGATGAGGCATATAGTCCAGGGTTGATTGGTCGTGCGGACTCTTTGGCGATGGAGTCGGGCAATCTTCAAGGAATGGTCCGTGGTTCGACCCATCTGCCATCTTGATGTAGCGCCATGCCTTGGCTGGCATATTCAGATCGGTCATGATCTGAACGATTACCTTGAAGCAAGGAGAAGCTGGTGATTCGTTCACAACGCAGGCTTTTATCAACAGCGGTCCGGAAGCGGTTTCTTGTGCCATGGAGGCCGAGACGATCGATGCCCCGGCGATGACGACGAGCGGAAAAACTTTCAGGTTCAATTGAATCCCCATGACCAATTATTGGCTCAGCGACGAGAAGGCTCCAGAAGACTTCCAGCCTGTTACCCTGGAGAGTCCACACCCACAGGCTGAGCCAGTGCCGACTGCGATGAAAGTGCCGCAACAGTTGCCGCCGCAAGAGCCATTGCCTATGGCCGCGCAATCATTGGCCGGTCCACCTACTCGCCAGGCGCTGCCGCCTCTGCTCGAGAAGAGATTCCAGAAGTGGGCTGACGCGACGAAGGGCGCAACTGGCAGCGACCCACGCGCCAATGACATGACACACGACGTGCGTGGGTGGTGGCTTCAAGGAATGGGCGCGCCATCCCAGCCGATCGCTGATGCACCTCCGATCGACGCCTTCAGTCTTCAGCCACTTGCTCCGCCTCAACCTGAAGTCCAACCGCAGATTCAGCCGGCCGCTGCCATCCAGCCGAAGTTCTGGTTGAGCGATGAGAAGGTTCCGCCCGACGAACGGGATAGCCACTGGGGTCTAACCCGCGGCCTCGTGAGCGGTGTGGTCAACCAGGCGCCGAGCGAGTTTGCGCAAGCTCTTGACGGACTCGGTGATGCGACTGGCAGCGATTGGCTCCATAAGAAGGCGGACCAGTTGCGCGAGGTTGCCCAGGCGCCGGTCGGCTATCAGCCGAAAACGCATGCGTTTGGCGACGTGAAGGACGTTGGCACGCTATTCACCTATCTTGGCGAGCGGCTTGGCGAGGGCGTGGCATCAACTGCACCATCTGTCGCCGGTGGCGTTGCTGGAGCGACAGCGGGCGGCGCGGTCGCTGGTCCGGTAGGCGCGACTGTTGGCGGCATCGCCGGTGCTGCGGCTCCCGCTTATGTGATGAATTACGGCGATCTTCGATCTGGACTCCTCGACGAAGGCGTCGATCCTAAGCTTGCGAGCAAGTACGCCGCATGGGGCGCGATTCCGATAAGCGCTCTTGACATCGCTCCGGTTGAAGGCTGGGTTTCCCGGATGACCGGGACTGCTGCGCGTAAGGCCGTAACCCAATCGCTGGTGAAGGAGATCGCCAAGGAGGCTGCAAAGGGCGCTGGATTCGAAGCGACGACCGAAGCACTGCAGCAGTTGATCCAGGAAGGGATCGGCGCCGGCGTCACCGGGAAGGATCTATGGACTCCAGACCGCATGCAAAATGTGGTCGAGTCCGCTGTGGTTGGTGGTCTTGCCGGCGGCGTATTTGGCGCAGGAGCGGGGGCTTTCCCACAGCATGGCCAACCACACCCTGAGCAGGAAACTCCGCCTCAGCAGCCCGTAAATACGCCCAAATCGGGAATGAAGGCGCTACCTCCGCCCGCACTTGTCACGCCACCTCCTGGATGGACCCCTCCGGCCCCGCCGCCAGGACCGCCGGCGCAACTTGGCGGGCCATCCGTGCCAGCAGGCTTACTCCCGTCGCCGTCTACAACGTACGGCGAGGGCTTCACCATGGGTGCGCCGCCCGTCGATACGCGAACAGCAGTCGTGAATGCCATCGCGGGCATTGAGAATAACACGGGCAATCCAGCGGCGGTCAATCCAGCATCTGGCGCCATGGGCGATGGCCAATTCATCCCGTCGACCTGGATGGCGATGATCAAGCAGTACCGGCCGGACCTGGCGCAGGGACGAGACCGGGACCAGATCCTTGCGCTCCGGGCAGACACTGGGCTGTCGCGCGAGATGATCGGCCATTACGTTGATGAGAACGGCGCTCGCCTTGAGGCCGCTGGGCTTCCTGTTACGCCAGGAACCTCCTACCTCGCTCACTTCCTCGGCCCTGCCGGCGCAGAGAAGGCGCTGAAGGCCGACCCGAGTACGCCGCTTGCGTCTGTCATTCCCGCCAACGCCATCGAGGCGAATCCTTTCCTGAAGGGGAAGGACGCTGGGTGGGTGCGCTCGTGGGCCGATCGCAAGATGGGCGCGGCCTTCGTTGCACCAGAGCCCGGATCGGCGCAGCCTGTTGGAGTCCCGCAGGCGCCAATCCCAAGCGCTCCGCCGACTCCCGGTATCAGCGCACCGCAAATCCCCGGCATGGGATTCCCCCCGGACGTTGGTGAGGCATATCCTCCGCTTCCAGGCGAACAGACTCCGCCCGTTCCTGGCCATCAGTTTCCACCTGATCCGGGACGACCTGGCGCTCCATCGCCCACAGAGCCAGTTCCCCCGCCGCCGGCACCAAGTGCTCCGCCGCTCTCATCATTTGCCGCCGCTGAAGAGCCGAGGGCGAGTGCTCCGCTCCCGCCGCCGCCCATTCCGTCTCCGCCGACAGTGGCGCCTGCCGCCACCGTGGCCGAGCCGGCCGGCGTTGCCCGCATGCGGGAGAACCGTACGCGCTTGCAGGCGCAGCAGCAGGAAGCGCGGTCTGTCCAGCAGCAGGCGAAGATCTCCACGCAGATTGCCAACATCGATCGTCGTCTCGCTCAAGCGCAGGCTACGCGCGAGCAAGCCGCCGCGCAGGCAAAGCCGCAAGCCGAGGCCATTCCTCAGCCAGAGCCGGTTGCTGCGCCGCAGGTTGCTCCCGCTCCGAAAGAGACGCCAGTCCCACCGGCTGGCGTCGCGCCGAAGTCCGACATCGTTGCCGAACCAGAGGGCAAGCTTCCGTCAACACTGTCTGCACCATCCGTTGATGATTCTGAATCATGGTGGAATGGGTTGACTCCAGAAGGTCGCCGACAAGCGGTAGGCGCGGCTGGCATGACCGTCAAAAGCGGTGCGGCACTCAACCCAAAAGGCCGCCGCACGGCGCTGATGGACTGGCAGCACATTGACCAGCCGACACGCGACCAACTGCTTACTACGTCCGCGCCAGTCACGATGCCTGACACCAATCCGTCACCGTCGCTGCAGGTTGGCCCGGGAAGTGAAGCGGAATCCGCTGCGCCATCGCCTGCCGCCGTCGTGCCGCCGTCGGCTGACACCAGGAACGGTACCCTGGTTGACCTGGAGTCAATCCACAAGGGATTCACGGCAGCCGCTCGCGACCAGGGTGAGCCTGTCCTTGATCTGCGCGGCCAGACTACGGACTGGGTGAAGGTAAAGCCGACCGGGATGCAGGGTGCGGAAACGGGAGATATCGTGCTGGTCCACAAGGGCGAGAACACCGCGCGGCTATTCCGTTCGGAAGGTCGCCCTTCAGCGTGGGCGAATGCTCGGGTACAGGCATGGGCGATCGATCATAGTGGGCCGGTCGAGTCCGACACCGAGATGGGCGATCGACTTCGGGCTGGCGCACCGGCGGTCATGCCAGACGGCAGCACCTATACCATCAAGGAAACCAAGCCAGGCCAGTTTGTCTACGAGAAGGCTGAGGGAAAGATCAGGGAGACGCGTGGCCCGGCGCTTCCTGAGACGTGGAGCAAAGAACGGGCGATCAGCGAGGCGATGGCGGATCATTTCGCCCCAGAGACAGCGCCGAAAGAGGAGAAAGCAGGTGGAGTTCAGGAGTCCGTACCAGCAGGCAATGCGCGACCGCGCGCCAGCGATGTTCAAGTCGCTTCTGAAGAGCGGCCAGTTGCAAGCGCACCTCGACCAGATGAGCGGCCGAGCGAACGAGATGTACGACCAAATCACGAACCAGGAGCCAAAGTACGAGAACGGTCTGGTGAAGAGCCCAGCCGCGAGGGCGGCGGCGGAGGAACTGGTGAGGTCGACGTTGATCGAATTCCCGGGGGATCAAGACCAGACGCCCGTGCCGCCGATTCCGTCAAAGGAGAAAACTTCGTAGTCGAGCCCGACGGGGCTTCGATTGGCGAGGGACGCAGCGTCAAGCAGAAGGCGCGCGATAACCTCGACATCATGGAACTCGCTCACGCGATTGAACTTGCCGGCCGCTACGCTACGAAGGAAGAGCAGGCGAAACTCGTCAAGTTTGTCGGCTGGGGCACCGTCCGCAATCTATTCCCTGACTCGTCTGGCCATTGGAAGCCAGAGTACGAGGAGATGGGGAAGCGGCTGCGCGACCTTCTCCCGAAAGGAGAATACCGCCTCGCGGCGCGCGCGAACCAGTATGCGCATTATACGTCGGAACCTGTCATCCGCTCTATGTGGGATGCCGTGCAGCGGCTTGGATTTACCGGCGGCCAGGTCTACGAGCCAGGGATGGGGCTGGGCCACTTTCTTGGCATGATGCCTGCGGACCTGGCGGCGCAGTCTCGGTATAGCGGCCTCGAACTTGATCCTACTACGGCGCGCATTGCCAAGTTGCTCTACCCGCAGGCCGGTGTTCGCAATGCCGACTTCACGCGCGTGCAGTTGGCGCAGAACGCCTATGATCTGATCATAGGCAACCCGCCATTCGCCGATATCGTGATCAAGTCTGATCCGAAGTACCGGGCGAACAAGTTCCTTCTGCACGACTATTTCTTTGCCAAGTCCCTTGACGCTGTTCGTCCAGGTGGCCTTATGGCCTTCGTGACCTCGGCGGGCACGATGAACAAGATAAACGAGGCCGCGCGCCAGTATCTCGCGGACCGTGCGGAATTGGTTAGCGCCATCAGGCTCCCGTCATCGGCGTTCGCCAAGAACGCCAACACCGAAGTGACGACAGACATCCTGTTCTTCAGGAAGAATGATCCAAGCGCTACGCCGGTGGGAGTGCCGGCAGACCAGTGGGTTTCCACTAAACAGGTGACGCTACCCGGTCCAGATGGGAAGCCGACAACAGGCGCTGTCAACGCCTACTTCTCCGAGCATCCTGACAAGGTTCTTGGCGAGCAAGGGTTCTTCGATAAGATCTACGAGGGGCGGTATGCCGTCCGGCCGCGTCCCGGGCAAGACCTCGTTGCCGACATGCGGGCGGCGATTGACAGCTTGCCAGAGTCCGTGATGACGCAAGCCACCACGCCTATGGATCGGGCAGAGGAGGATTTCGAGACCCCTGAAAAGAAGGAAGGCAGCTTCTACGTCAAGGACGGCCGGTTGATGCAGATGCGCAACAACGTTGGCCGGGCGGTAAATCAGCGGGCGAAGGGTACTGAAGGCGGAATCCCGAAGCTAGACGTTGAGCGGATCAAGATGCTTGTCCCGGTGCGCGACGCCCTTCGAGGTGTGTATGTTGCATATCTCGATCCTGAGAGTCACGACGAGGGGAAGGCGCGCCAATCTCTCAATGCCGCCTATGATGCATTCGTTGAGCGCTTCGGGCCGATCAACAAGGCTCATTACCAGCACCGCCGTCCGAACAGGATTCAGGCTGAGGCGGCCCGTGCGGAGGCGCGCGAACAGGCGCGCTCTGATGGCCGATACTTCGACGAGGGATCGTTCGACCCCGGCTGGATGATCAATGCGGGATCATCGCTGGAAGCAATTGCCAAGGCCAGAGACGAAGCGCGCAAGGAAGCAGCGGTCCGCGGCAAGCCATGGGATGAGGGGTCATTCGACCCCGAGGATATCCCAGACACCATCGTTGAGAAGCTCCCGAACGTTGGCCCGTTCATGGACGACCCTGAGTCGTACCGGCTGCGGTCGATTGAGGTTTACAACGACACGACTGGCGAGGCGAAGAAGGGAGATATCTTCTTCACCAATATCCTGGCTCGCTCACCAGAGCCAGACATCCGCTCGCCGCAAGACGCGCTCATGTGGTCACTCAATAACCACGGTAGAGTCGATATCGAGCAGATGGCAGCGAAGGCTGGGAAATCACCGGCTGAAATCCTCGACGCGCTTCATGATGATCTTTTTCGAGTTCCTGGAACGATCGACCAATACGAGACAAAAGAGGGCTACCTTTCTGGAGACGTTGGCAAGAAGCTCGCCTTGGCTAAGGCCGCAGCGGCCGTAAATCCGGAGTTCCAGCGCAACGCCGACGCATTGGAAGCCGCTATGCCGACACAGTTGCCGCCGTCCATGGTCAGCATGCGTCTTGGCATGACGTGGATTCCGCCAAAGACGGTCGAGGACTTCGGCCGTGCTCTCGATCTCGGCGGGCGTCTTAAAGTCTCCTACAACCCGACGTTCGCGTTGTGGACCGTGGAGGGTGGCGGCAAGTCTGCGGCAGATACGGTTACGTGGGGCACGTCGAGAGTGCCGGCGGCCGAGTTGATCAAGGCCGCGTTGAACAAGCAGGACGTGAAGGTATACGACTCCCATACTGATGAGAACGGACGGACGGTAAAATCCCTGAATGCTGAGGCGACGCAGGCGGCGCAAGATAAACTGGCGTTGGTCAAGGAACGTTTCGGCTCCTGGGCGAAGGATGACGAGGCGCGTGCGCAGGAACTTGCTGACGCCTACAATGAGAAGTTCAACACGTTCGTCGTCCGTAAGTACAACGGCGACTACCTGACAACGCCAGGTATCTCGGCAAACTGGTCATGGCGCCCGCATCAGACGGCGGTCGTGGCGCGGATCATTCAGGCCGGCAATACCTATATGGCTCACGCTGTTGGCGCCGGAAAAACGTCTGCAATGATCGGCGCTGGAATGGAGATGCGTCGGCTCGGCCTCGTTAAGAAGCCTCTGTACGTCGTGCCGAACCACATGCTAGGCCAGTTCACGCGCGAGTTCTACCAGCAGTACCCGACGGCGCGGATTGCGGTGGCTGATGATCGGCAGTTTCACACCGATCGGCGGAAACAGTTCGTCGCTAACGTGGCGCAGAATGATCTCGACGCGGTTATTATTACCCACTCGGCGTTCGGCCTGATCCCGATCTCGCAAGAGTTCGAGCAATCGATGATCGATGACCAGCTGCAGCAGTACCGCGACGCGATTGGTGACGTTCCGCCCGACGACAGGATCTCGGCTCGCCGGCTGCAAGCCGCCATCGAGAATCTGGAGCAGCGGTTGCGCAGCCATGAGGGGACGGCCAAGGACCAGACGCTGACCTTCGAGGAGCTTGGCGCTGACTTCCTGTTCGTCGACGAAGCGCACGAGTTCCGCAAGCTGTCGTTCGCGACGCGGCAGACGCTAAAGGGGATCGATCCGAAAGGCTCCGGCAAGGCATGGGATCTCTACGCGAAGTCCCGCTACCTTGAGCAGCAGCGGCCTGGACGCAGCATGGTTCTGGCATCCGGCACCCCGATCACGAACACCATGGCGGAGCTTTACACCCTGCAACGGTATCTGCAGGAAGGGGAACTCCGGGCACGCGGAATTTCCAATTTCGATGCGTGGGCGTCGACGTTCGGTGATGTTGCTACGGCATTGGAGCCAAATGCCGGCGGCGGATTTGATGCCGTGACGCGGTTCTCGCAGTTCGTCAATGCTCCAGAACTATCCGCCATGACGCGCCAGGTCATGGATGTTGTTCTTCCTTCCGACCTGGACAAGTACGTTGTCCGTCCGAAACTCGAAGGTGGCGCTCGTGAACTCGTGGTGGTTCCGCGCGGAGACAATCTTACCGACTATCAATCGACGCTCGCCGCCAGGATCACAGCGCTCAAGAACCGTCGAGGGAAACCTGAGCCGGGGATGGATATCCTCCCGGTCATCATCAACGACGGGCGTCAGGCGGCTCTCGATATGCGCTTCGTCGGCGGAGATAACGACGTTCCATCCAAGTTGGACACGATGATCGGAAACGTCGTCCGCATCTGGAAAGATACGAAGAAGCAGAAATTCTATGAGCCAGGCACCGACAAGGTGGTCGATGTGGGGCCAGCTTCTCAGTTGATATTCTCCAATCTTGGCGTCAACCAGAAGGGCGACTTCTGGGGGTACCGGCATATCGTTGACAGCCTCGTCAAGCGCGGCATTCCTCGCGACCAGATCGCCATCATCGGCGCCTACAAGACGGTTGTCGCCAAACAGAAGCTGTTCAACGACGTGAACGAGGGCAAGGTTCGCATCCTGATCGGCTCGACCGGCAAGATGGGAACTGGCATGAATGTCCAGAAGCGGCTCTATGCGAGTCACAACCTTGACCCGCTCTGGTACCCGGCCGACGATGAGCAACGCAATGGCCGTATCCTGCGCCAGGGTAACCTGAACAAGCAGATCAAGATCATCGATTACTCGACGGCCGACACCTACGACGCGGCGATGTGGAAGATGATGGCGCGCAAGGCTGGGTTCATCGAGGGATTCTTCCGCGGCGACCCGTCCATCCGCACGATGGAGGACGTTGGCGAAGCGTCTGCCTATGAGCAGGCAACCGCCATGTCGATCTCCGATAAGCGGGTGATGCAGCTTGCCGAGCTGGAGAAGGAACTCCAGACGATGTATCGGCGTGAAGACGCCCACAGCACTGAACAGGCGACGATCATCTCTCGTGTCCGCGGCGCCCGCGAAAATATCAAGTACTTCACCGACCTATCCGCGCGGCTTCAGCAGGCGATTGAGGCCAGGAAGGACACCTCTGGCGACAAGTTCAGCGCGACCGTCGACGGAAAGAAGTTCACGAAGCGCGTCGAGGCTGGGGAAGCTATCCTTAGAATCATGGGAGATGCCGAGGCCGCTGGAGAGCAGCAGAAAGAGAAAACCATCGGCCATATTGGCGGAGGAGAGATCCGCTATGCCGCGTCACGTATTGGCCAAAGCAACAGCTGGTTCCACCGCATTGAGATTTTGATGCCGGGCGACATTCACATGGGAGCAAAGGCCGACTCTGCGTCTGGCGTCATCGGCTCCCTTGAGCATAATCTACGCTCGCTTGAGAAGCGGCGGGAAACCGCGCTCGACAACGTGAACACGGCGAAGCGCGCCGTCGAGGATCTGACGCCAAAGATCGGCGCTCCGTTTGAAGGGAAGGCGCGACTCACCGAACTCAGTTCGCAGGTGGCCAAGCTCCGCAAGGAACTCGCCGGCGATCCGGAGGCGAATCCAGCACTGTCCTTGACCGGCCAGAGCGAGTCCGAGGCTGTGGCCAAAGAGCGGGTGTCAGATCATGCCAAGGAGATCCTTGGCGACCTGAAGGACGAGTATGGCGACGATGATAAGGGAATCGATCTGGCGCTCGCTAAGGCCATAAACAGTGAGAAGTTTACAGAAGCAGCGCCAGAGGCCGACCTCCCAGCGTGGAAGATGGCGCGGGACATATTCGAGGCGGAGAAGGCCGCCATCGGTGAACGCGCGCTAAAGTACCAGACGGCAGCAGCCGGCGGCAGGAGGCCGATCATGTACTCGCGGATCGGGGATTGGAACAGCGATGCCGACCGCGCCAAAATCATCGAGAGGCTGAAGGAAGTCGTCCAGCAAGTCTACCCTGGGGTCAATGTCGAGGCGCTCAACCGCGTCGT